GGTAATTATGGTGCTGCGACCGCTGGTGATAGAGGTGCTGCGACCGCTGGTAATTATGGTGCTGCGACATCAAGAGGTAGTTCATCAACTGGAAATAACGGTTTAGCGGTGGCGCGAGGAACAAATGTAAAGGTCAGAGGAGGTATGGGATCTATCTTGGTTATAGCAGAGGAGCAAGAAAGCTCGTACGATGTTTTCGATTGGAAAGCCGTTGTGGTTGACGGAAAGAATATCAAGGCTGATACTTGGTATATATTAGTAAACGGCGAATTTGTTGAGGTGGAAGATTAACTTACAATAATATATTATGATTAAAAAACTATTACAGAAGTATCAAACGTACAGGGATAAAAAGTTCCTTGCACGCTTGGAGAGAGTGCTAAACAATAATGTGGTGGGTGCAAACTTATTTATAGAAAAAAATGTGTTTTCACTCAGGGGATTTTACATGTATATTCCTAAAGACGCAATGGCGGATTTGCTAAACAAAATTCCTCCAAGTCTTGTCGAAGAGCGTATTCGTTCAGGATATTACGAAGAAAATACCCGGATGCCTATCCCTTCTTTCGATGAGATAATCGAAGCCAACAAGGATGTACTGGAACGGATTAAAGAGAAAGGAGATTGAGATATGAAATTTCCTAAAGTAAAGAAAAAGCAAAAGATTGAAAGGGTTTGTTACAACTGTAAGCATTATTATAAATGCACTGACAGATTTAACAGAGATACTATAAACTGTGATAAATTCAAATTTAATGCTTTATGTAAGAGTGTTTAAAAAAAAGATTAGATATGAAATCAAAACAAGTATTATCAATAGACAGATGAAGCACCTGAGGGAGCTTGGCTTGGATACGAGTGATGCAAGTATGTATTGGGCAAGAGTATCGCATGGAAGTCGTGTTGATGATAAATCCAAAGGTAAATGGTTTTTGAGTTTGCAGAAAGAATTCCAAGTTTGTGGTTTTATGTCATATGAATCAATTCCCACTTACACCTTGCAGGACATTCTTGACAAGCTGCCGAGTTATATTACATACAATGATGAAGAATATCAACTGCAAATACTTCCGCCTTGTATATGTTATAGATACGTAAATTATACGTTTGACGATTTAGATTATAAAAACAATGTGGTATATTGGAAAACGCATATAATATGCTGTGCTGGTGTATTGAAAATGGATATATTTTAAAGAGGGTGAACAATGAAAGCGAGAATAAAAGAAACTGGAGAAATAATTGATGTTGAATGTCGTTTCTATGCCAAGATTGGTTCTACGGACCCGATTATTCATAATAGTATAGTTGAGGTTTTGAAAGATGATGAAATCATTGATTGGGAACAGAGGCGTTATGAACTGGCAAAGGCTGCAATGCAAGGAGTTCTAAGCAACCCTGCTTTTTGCGGCACATATTCTAAACGTGAAGCACCGATAATTATAGCGCTTGATTGTGCTGATAATATGATAAAAAAACTGAAAGGAGAATAACTATGGAAAATTATTTTAAAAGCGTATTTGGTGCGTATGATGGTTTACATACAGATACATTCAAACATATTCCCGAAATTAGTTACTATAACCACAACTATTATATAGGGTTGAAAAGAGGAAACAATGCAATACATGACTTGCTTTTTGCGGAAAGCGATGACGATAATCTTACAGAGTGGTATATTGTTCTTGGAAATTGTGTTAGGCATATTGGATATGAATTTTCAGACAAAGGAGTGATTAATTTATCGGATGAATAGCTATGGAGAAAGATTGTGCTTCATGCCTATATGGAAAAATATACCAAGATAGCGGAGGTATGGCAGTGATATATTGCAGGTTGTATAGAAATAGTTATCCAATCTCACATTTCTGCAATCGGTTCAAAAAGATAAAAGATGCAGACTAAAAGCCAGCATCTTTTTCAGAGTTTAAATACAACTTTCCGACGGTTCTATTTATTTAGAACTCTACGGCAAAGATAGTAATAATAAAGATTAGAAACAAATAATTGTTATGGATATAGAAGAAGTAAAAAACAAGAAATCGAAAGCTGAAATGGAGATAGCTCATATTTTGGAAAAACTTGAAGCTGAAATAGGTTTAGAAGTCAATAATATGATTTATATACGCAGGGAAAGTGAAAAATCTACGTTATCTGCTTTGCCTGTAAGAATAAAAACAAAAATAATCTTGACGTTTTAATTATGGAAGTAAAGAACGGAATAATAATAGACGGGGTGCTGCATGAAGCAGAGAAAGTGTATAATGGGCATTCTGATTGCAGTGACTGCTCGTTGCGTTATGAATGCGATGAATTTGAGAGCCAATACGAAACGTTTCTGTGTATTGTAATGAAATGTTTTCGTTTCGTCAATCGTGGCAAAGTGACAGATATTAAGATAGATAAGGAGGAATAATTATGGGATTTTCGACACCAGCGTTTATACGCAAAAATACACCGGAATTAAGAAAGAAGTTGGAAAAATTAGGATACAACCATCCTACTGATGTAATTGAAGATGAAAGGTTTTGTATTGCTACATCACCAGTTAACTGCAATTATCATATTATTATTAAAGGGGCTTTTGATGCTACAAATCCTTATCGCACATGGAATTGTGCTGGAAGAATTGATTGTGGAACCAATGAAGAGCTTTTCTTAGCTATTGCTGCATTGAGGGATGATACAGATGACAATCAATGGTTTACCAACGGCAAGGGAGATTGGGGTATGTATCGGGATGGCTCTGACGGTAATTTGCCTGGAATGGATTTCTTTGGGATGCCAAACGACTTTGATTTATCTCATTATCACAAGGCTACCGTAAACGAACTGATTGAACATTTTAAAATATGAAAAAGATAATTATTCTTTTAGCGATAGTCGCACTGCACAGTTGCGACATTCCTGCAAAATACCCAATAACACATCATACACGTTCAGGCTGCATTACTTACATCAATGATAGCATAGTAGTTATCAGTACTAATGTGAGTGGTCTTGATAATTACGAAACGAAGATTATTAATTTGAAAAAACAATAACTATGGCCGAAGAACTTGTAGCATTAGAGACAGCGAAGATGCTGATAAAGAAAGGATTTAATGAGTGTAGAAATGTTGTTGATATTAACAATATGTCAAACGGTGATTTACCAAAACGATGCTTTTCTCAGCCTACACAATCTCTTGCTCAAAAGTGGCTACGTGAAGTCAAGAACCTGCATATTGAAATATACCGTAATGCTTGTGGTTATGGATATATCATTGTAAAAGCCAATAACGGCACATGGATGAAAGCCGATGGTTCCAAAGGTCCTAATGATGGTGGGAAGTGGGACGCCTACGAAGAAGCACTCGAAGCCGGGATTTTTGAAGCATTAAAACTTATATGATTATGGATAAGATAGGATTAAATATAGGCACTATGAATAAATGTTGTATTAATTGCAAGTATTCAAAGGAAGCGTTTTACGATCTATTTGTAAGGTGTGTATATCATCGCTTTTATCCTTTTAAACAATTTGTATGCAATAATTATGAATAGAAACGAATACCGGGAACGCTGCAAACATTACAGCCATTACAGCGGGCAGTGTTACAAAAAATCGTCCATATCAGGCATAGCAAACAATGTGCATGTGAATATGAAATGTGACGGTAAATGTCCTCGCATGAGGAATTACGATAAGAGAAACGGAATATTAATTGATAAAGAAATAACAGATTAATCTAAATGAATGCACTAAAACGCTTTATATTTATAATATTGTTTATGCCTATATGTACTATAAATGCTATCTATGATACTATGATGTTTATAGTCGAAGGCGACAATCACGAATGGTTTGTAATGCTTAATTGGCTGAGTAATAAATTAATAGATAATTGATATGGAAAAAATCAAATGTATAACTTTCGATAAAGCAGCACAAGATGTTTTGTCGGAACAAATCAAGGCTAAGATGAAAGCTAATATGAGCAAAGCCAGACGGGAAGAATACAAAAAGCTGTGTTATAACTTTGAGTATAAGTTTGGAGAATATATACCCAGTTGCGCATTAAAGTCTGGAGAATGTGATGAAGATTGTGAATACATGAGAAACTTTAAAAATAGTAAACATGAATTTAAATAAATTGCGCGATCGCGCCTATAAAACCGCCTGTGAACATGGTTTTCATGATGAAGAATTGAGTAACGAACATTGCCTCTGTCTTGTCATATCCGAGCTTATGGAAGCAGTGGAAGCAGATAGAAAAGGGAAATACTTCAAAGGTATATTGACTTTTGAGCGTGAGTTTAACCGTTATTCCGCATTAGTGGAAGAAGAAAAACGATTTAAGTGCTCGTTTGAAAGACACGTCAAAGATACAGTTCCTGATGAGCTTACCGATGCCGTTATCCGCCTGCTTGATTTGTGCGGACTGCGTGAAATTAAGTTGGAGAATGACTGTTTGGATGATGAAGTGCTTGAAGAATATTCGCACATATTCATTGGCAAAACATTTACAGAGTCTATTTTCAATATTACTAAAAATCTTATTGATAGAGATATATCCTACTCTCTAATTAAGATTTTCGGGCTTGCCAAGCATCTTGACATAGATTTGCTCTGGCACATTGAGCAGAAACAAAGATATAACGAATTAATACCATATAAACATGGAAAGAAATATTGATATTAAAAAATACTATTACTATACTTATCGATCCAAATCAGGTGGAATATGCTGCGATGTATGCTCGATTGAAGATGGTGATTTTGATTTAAATCGCATGATGCGTGATTTGTATAAAGATTACGGGTGCGTGTGTATAATCACTTTTTGGAAAGAAATATCCAAAGAAGAACACGAAGGGTTAATGGAGTTCTGTGATAAAGTTAATAAGGAGAGATAGTAATGAAGCATATATTTTTTTTATTTGTAGGTATTTTGGCTTTATACGAAATCATGAAAGCCTTAAACTGTAAGAGGGTTTATTCTCGTACATACGAATATATACATTCTCCCAAAGAAGATAAGAATACATATTTTAAAAAGCACCCCATGCTTCTTTTAATGAGCGTTTTGGATCTTTTTGAGTGGATGACATTAATGGCAGGACTAATGACAAGTCAATGGGTTTTATTTTTGGCGGTGATGGCTTTGTCTTTATCAAGATTCTACCGCCTCGGTAGTTGGGCCATATGTATAGACTGTATTATTACTGTGGCTATTTACTTGTTTGCTATTATTAATACTTATCATTTACATATAGAATTATGAATAAACTGGAACACGTAGCTATCATTGATTTCTGTTACTGGAAATTGAATAAACTCAACGAGCAGCTTTCCAAGCGAAAATCAAACATAGAAATATTGGTTGACATCGCCTGCGGTTATAATGAAATGGAAGAAGCAAGAAAGGAGTGTATTTCCCTTTTGGAGCAAATTATAGAAAGCAAGAAAGCTATCGGTGCGGATTATTCGGGAGATAGCAAGTTCCTTGATAAGCTGAAAAGTAAAGAAATATACGAGTAAAAAAGGGATGCCTGTACATCCCCTTAAAACAGCATTACGCCACTTTCTTACTATCTACCAAGAAAGAAAAGTATTTGGAATGTTTTGGATATATCCGCTTACCGTTCCTTATGATATACCGACAGAAAATACGAGTTTTGCCGTTTTCATTTTGCATTTGATTTTTCACAATAACACCTCCTCTCCGTTTTGCCTACTAACCTGTATTAGCAAGCTTTAAGCTGCACCCTGTCAAGTGCAACTAAAAAAGCCCAAAGTTACAGGACATTGGGCTTAAATGTCTTTTCTCAATGAGAACGGACAAGAAAGGTGACGAATGACAGTTCGTCGGGTTGGAGGTGTTAATGCTCCAAATCAAATGCGGTACAAATATAGGTTTTAGCCTACAAGTAAGGAACTTTATTAACGATTTTAATAGTCAAATTAACACATGAGTAAACTCTACAAAGCAACCATTTTCGGCAAACCGTTCATGCTTGGATGGTTCAGCCATGCGGACAAATGGTATCATAGAATTGGAATAATATATTGAGACAATGAGAGCAACCGAAAAGAAACTAAGAGACAGACACGCCCGTCTGCCTGAACAATACAAGAAGGTAGACACGACAGTCAACGGAGATGCGGAACACCTGATAGAGGAGCGCAAACAGCTTGAAAAGAACTTGGTTCCTCTTCGCCTTAGCAATACTACCGTTATCTACGTAACAAGGGATAAGCAAAACGAAGCGTATGCAGCAGTGGCGCGTAAACGAATGGGGATAGCCGAACCCCGGAAAGTATTTGTTGACCCTCTTTCGCAGGAGAACATTACAAAAATGTACAAAGAGGACGGCATAGCTCCCCGCAGAATGGCCGAAATATTGAATGTGAGCGTCAGGACGGTGTATCTAAGATTAGCCAAATACGGGCTTACAAAAGTGAAATGCAGATAATTAAACTTGTAATTATGAAAGATGTTAAAAGGAAATACAGTTTCTCTGATATAGAGTTTAAGCCTTACTTTACAGAGGAAGAGGTAAATTTTATCAAAAAGCTGAAATTGATGAAAGATGTTGATAAGTACATGCAGGGAGTGGTTGAGTTTGAGAATGGTTATGGCGTCAGTGTGCTTTTAGGACAGCTGTTTCATTCAGACGGGGAAGATACATACGAGGTGGCCGTTACCTATGACGGCCATATAATCAACCGATATAACGAGCAGTGGGTAGAATGCTTCTTGAACCGCGATGAAGTTGAGAAGCTGATGAACAATGTTGCCGGGCTTAACCCTATTGTTGTTGATTCGTTCGACAAAGGCGATTACTTGGTGTATAATTTTGATAAATATCATACATATATAGCCAGTTCGGGAAGAGAAAACATTTCTTTGTTTGGTTCTTTTTACGAAACAAGAAAAGCCACATACGAAGAAAGAGAGAAGATATTCGAGAGATTGAGAGAATCATTAATTTTTTAAACAAAAGCAATGGAAGATAATACATTAGACCAAAACCTTTATACCACCGCTATGAAAGAAGCATTAAAGGTAGAGTTCTTGGAAAGCAACGAAGAGATTAAACTATATGCCGCCTCGCTGTATAATGCGATGATATGGGGTAGAAAAGTAAAATAACAAAAGGAGAACCAAGCGCGCGACCACTCAATCCTCCCATACACGATTATAATGCAAATATACTATTTACTTTTAAAATAATCGTGTTATGGTAAAAGAATTTTCTGCAATATCGGAACTTAAATATATTAGAGATCAGAAATCAAGACTTTCAGAAAGAGAGCAAGAATTAATCAAGCCTATTTTATCAGATTTAGGTATTATTCCTATGATATTTCAATGGTACTGTGAAATTGTAGGAAATTGTGGATTACCTGAAAGAAGATCTGGTACATGCTTTCGGCAAAAGTTCGTTTTTATTATTTTATTTCTTTATTCACCCAGTACATTGGCTGGTGGAAAAATAGCAAAAGGCATTCGTGATATACTGGCTGATATATTAGGATTTAAGTCTCCGACTGGAATTTCAAACCTTTACGTTAATGTCACGTTTAACTATAATAATTATAAGGATTATCGCGCGGATATAGATTATCTTTACACCGAAATCGTAAATCGGTTAAGAATCAAAGGGCTAATCAATTAATGAGCCGGAGCATTAAAACTCCGGCTTTTCCTTAATTTTTTCCGAATATTCAAAAGAATCTTTCATTTCATACTTTCCTGCTTCTTTCATCTTTTGGTGGATACTGGAAATACAAGAATCAAGTTGTTCTTGATGCGCATTGGGGTTGTACGGGTATGCAACTTCTTCAAACTCCAATGAGCCATACTTTGCTGTTACTATCAATTTCTGTTCCATGATTATTTTTCCTTTTTAATTTTGGTTTTTCGTTCTAATTCTCCCTTTCTTATAATGCAAATAGCATTTTCATAAGGTTCTTCCGTCTTTTGCCAGTAGTTAAGAAGTGACTGCCGGGCAATTCCAAGTTCTTGACTTGAAAATACATCATAGATGGCAGCAGGTGAAGCAAAGTACCTTTGCTTACCAAATATAAGGTAATCATCAGTCTTCCAGTCCGCCCATTCCCGTCAAGAAAAGGATGTATCGTTTCAAATTGATAATGTATCAAAGCTATTTTAAGCAGCTCAGGAAAGAATATCTTATCGTTATGTGCAAATTTTTCTATATCTTCCATTAAATCTGGTATAGACGAATGGATAGGTGGAACGAATATAGCATCATTTATATTTGAACCTCCTATCCAATTTTGGCTTCTTCTAAATTCTCCAGGTTGCTTATGTTCTCCTCTTACGCCTTGCAAAAGAATTTTATGAACGTTTCTTATCAATCTGGAAGAAAAAGGCAATTCATCCAATAACTTAATAGCTTCATTCATGGCATTGATGTAGTTATGAACTTCTACCCAGTCATCTCTTTTGTCAAGGGGAACATCTTCTTTAGACATGATGGCTTCTTCCATATTGGTTTGCGTTCCTTCTATTTTAGATGATTGCGTGGCTTCTTTCATTACATGCATGCTAATAAACAGGTCAATATTAGGAATATGTTCGGAATACATATCTAATCTTCCGAGCATCCTATCAGCTTTGCTCAACAAAGTAACTACCTCCATATCAGAAATATCCCAAGCCTTATTTATAAAATTAGGCTGGAAGCTACTATAATACCCTTGATTTATATAAGTACCTGATTTAAAACTCTTCATATTTGCTATTTTAATCTTGATGGCAAAATTAAAATAAAGTTTTTCCTATTCCAAATTTTCCCGAAAAATTAAAATAGCGCATCGCTCTATTATAGAAATAAGCGAAAAATTAAAATAAGCGGTAATCCCAACATGTCAAAGAACGTCATAAGGTGCAATAATATGCAGCTTTATGTTGTAAACAATTCCTTTAATTCAAGAAAATCAGCGGAAGTGATCTTCACCTTTCCGAGGTTTCCCACCACCATATCAAGCAACGGGTTATGAGGAAGTTCAGCCACAATCTCGCCTTTTCCTACGGTTATCGGTATCATGCCTATTTTGTATTCTTGAATATCCATTTCCTTGAACATGTCAACGAACATATCAATAGCAACATCCGTATCTATTGTTCCGTTCTCGTCCGTAATGAACAGCAGGGAGTTGTCTATCATGCCGTTTAGCTTTCCGTCAGCCTTTGAAAGATAATTATTCAAACCCCGTTTCAGCAATACCTTTGTTTGCGGCTTATTAGGAAAAAGCTCGTCTATCCTATATTCAACCCATTCTTGAATGGCGGTTTTAAAATCTCCCTTGAATTTATTTATGTCAGTTGCTTTCATTTCTTCGTCCCTTTCTTAGATTGTTCACTTTTCATTTTCTTATATTCAGCATAAGGCATGTCTGAATACTTTTCTTTGTATTCCTTGAAGTCGTCCAGTTCGGCATCTGCTTCCTTTTGCGCTGATTTCCTTAACCGCTTCAACAGGGTAAGGTGGTTGTCAAGCGCATCCTTTCCAGCTTGGCTCTGTTCAACTACCGGACGCATCATTGCCATGTATTGTTCATTCAATATCATGGTAATATGATTACTGCTTTCCTGAAACTCCTCTGTGGAAGCGATAATCTCACGTTCTTTTTCCGTCATTCCGTCCCATAGAGCATCCACCTCATCCCATACTGGAGACTGGCTTTTAGGTTGTTGCGTAGACTGTTGGGCTATATGTTGCTCATACATCCTTTTCTGCATCTCTACTTGCTGCTGGGCCTGTTGCAACTCTGCTATCTTGGAATCAAAGCTACTACCTCCCAATATAGGGTCATTTAAGAATATATTGTTCATAATTTCATTAGTCAGTGGTTGATAATTGGAAAGTGGAAAGCATGCCCGTAGGCATACCCTCCACTGACCGTTTACTTTTTGCGCTTGGTCTTGCGCTTTGGCTTTTTAGGCTGTGGGAGCCGGATTGCTGCCGGGGCAACAACCACATCTCTGACTGGGAAACCCGGTCACAGTAGGAGTGCTCGGCAAAGTTACAACACCCTTGATGTTACGACAGTCAAGTCTATCTGTATGGTTGATAGACGCAGTGAACGCCTTGTCGATCTCACACATGATAAGCTTGTCTTGGTAAGGACGGATAGCAGCACCTACTGCAACTTCCTTTTCAAGTCCGCTGATACGGGCGTTAAGCTCGTCGAATCCGTCACGCTGGCCCTTATACAAGCTAAATGCTGCGTTATTCAACTTGTCTGTCTGAACATCATAGAGGTCACGCATGGACTTGTACAGCCCGAAGTCTCCGTCTACCTGTGACTTCCACAAACCGAACTTTTCAGCGACATCCGTATCACGATGCTGGTACATCAGATTCAGAGTGTTCATCTTCAAGCCCCACATCTCGTTAGTAAGCGCCAACTGGGCTTCACATGAATGTGAATAAGCACCGAACGCGGTAGGAGCCGCACCGTTACGCCCTGCGATAGCATCACTTACTGTGTTGATGTTCACGTTCTCGGGCATATTGCCACCGAACCCGAAACCACCACGACCGCGGCCCCAAATGGCGGCTGCGCCCAATGCAGTACCGATGATACCTGTTGCGAGTGCTGCATTACCAACGCCTTTTGAAGCATATTCCTTACGATTTTCATCGTGAACATACTCCTTTTCCTTGATAATTTGTTTTACTTCTGCTTCCATAATAACTATTTTTGGAATTACAGCCACTATTGACTGCTCAGCAAAGGACAGGATAAGTCATTTGTTAATCAAATAGTTATTTGTAAGCTGTTTGTAAGTTGCTTGTTTGTTTCTTGTAAGAACAAATCAACACTCATTTTCTGCTTTCTGCGAATAAAGCCGTTCTTTAACGAGTTAATACGTTGCTGGCTCATGCCTGAATACTTCTCTATCATCTTCTCTGTGAATCCGGCCCTTATAAGCCAGTCTACAAGGATGGACCGGGCGTCTACGTACTTCTCCTCATGCGAGGTAAGGAACTTGTCTAATTCAATGTCCGCAATCTCACAGACCGCCTTTTCCGCTTTCTCGTAAATTCTTTTTAATTTCTCCATTTCAAAAAAATATTAGGGTTATACAAAAACAAAACATCACGAAAACCGTTAATAGCTAATGAAAGCCCTTAAACAGTCCTCGTGATGTTTGCCCGTTGCGGATTGGTAGTCAGTACGGGTTGGGGCTTTCTTTCTACTCTAAGCCCCGAAAGAGCGTCGGCTAAAGCCAACTTCTACACTTATTTCTTTTTTATCCTTATGGCAAGCCAAATAACGGCCAATGCGACACATGCAATGTTTAGCATCATGCTCGCACCTCCGTAATTGATTTTAAACCGTTCCCACCATGATAGTTTCCTTTCCACAGGATAAGGCTTTGGCACTTCAATTCTTCTTATCTTTTCAATGAAGTAAGGTATCTTGACCGTCACCGTAGATTGGGGATAGATGCCTAATGAGTGGTTCAATATCCCCTTATTCCAAGACGCATAACTATAAGCATACGGGTTATGCAGGAATGACACAGTATCGGCAACAGACACGCTGTCTTTGTAAGGTATCAGCTTCTCCTGAAACGTTGTATCATGGTAGACTATGCTGTCAAGCACTTTGGTTTCAACAGGCACGTAGACCGTCCTCGTTCGGCACGAAGCAAACACGAACACCAGCAGCATAGCCAGCAATCCGACAGACGCCCAAAACAATAGATTTCTTAGTTCTTTCATGGCAAATAGTTTATAAGTTACGAAATAGAGGAATCTTCATTTTTCCACTCCCTGCTATTCAGGATGCTACCAAGTTCCCTACTGTTATGTTCGTAAACCGTTAGTTTATCCTCGTCAGTCAACACAGGGGACACGAAGTCATAATGAAGAATAACCTTACTTCTGTTCACACTCTTACGCGCATGCTCAGGTACTACTATTCCCTTTTGCAAACACCATTCTACTGTTACAATTACATATTTCATCCGTTTAATCTTTTAGTCCAAATTTCATTTAACTTTATCTTCTCTTGCTCTATTTCATCAGGAGTGAGAGATTTATCGTAGAGGGCGAAGTAGTAGATAGCAACATTAGAAAACTCCTGACATCTACCTAAACTTAGATTATATGCATTCGCTCCTAAACTCAAAATATTTGTATCTGATGCATCTCCTGCTATGATATTTCTATCATTATAGGCAGTCTTACTTTGATATATTATTTGATTTGAGTTAAACAATTCAACTGCATTATCTTTTCCAAAAGAATATAAAGCCTTACTACCATTGGCAGTAACTCTTTCAATAACAAAAGCACCAAAACTTCCTATATCATCAGGATAAGTACGTTTGGAAGCAACAGCAGAAGAGTTGTTCGTATTAATTATTTCTCTCCTGCATATCACTGTATAATCCGTTTGTATCGGTATATTGTCACATACAGCATAATCATCTACACCATCGAATACAAGAGAACCTTCATAAGAAGAAGCCGCTTTTCCGCCGTCAGTTCCGCCACTGTGGTCTACACTTCCACCAAACCCGCTATTAGAAGTAAACGCAAAGTTCTTCAGTACAAGTTCATACCCCTTGTAACCCTTTATCGAAGCAGGAGGATTATCATTGCTGTATCCTGACATAAACCAAGCGTCAACAAGAGACTTGTGAAACAAACTCCCCGAACCCCTAGCGCTTGCAGAACCGACACCCGGCAGACGTATGGTGTCAATGCCGATGCTCTGAATTGCGACTTTGTTTAGTTCGATATTATTCATTGCCCTATTTTTTTAGCTTCCAACACTTCCGTAAACGATTCAACCGACACATTAACCCCTGCCGGGACATCTACATTGAAAATCAAGTTGGCACTACCGTTGTACGGGCCATAGCCGCCTACGTAGATTGCATCCATGCCGTCAATGTTGGCATAGATATTTAGCGCACCTGCTTCTTGTCTTTTCACCTGTATGGTACAGGGCCCTTCGGATGCGAAAGATGCTACGTACTTGTTTTCCTCGTTTTTGCTGAATGATAAATCTGTTGCTGCCATAATGCTTTTATTTAATTGTTAATAATTATCCTTTGAAATACACGACTTTACCCTTTGTCCCGTCATTACGCATGTCAAGATGCACCCACGTAACATCCTGCTCCAGTCTGACAGGATACGGAAGAAGTATTTGGTTTGCCTTAATCCAGTTGCGCACCTCAAGATCCGTCATACCTTTTACATCGAAATCAACTCCCGTACCTTGCATGTGTGCCGATACGTACACTTTCTCAAGCCTTGTTTTTTCTGCAACAAGCTGGCAGACATTGCATCTAAAACCTCGCTGTGTCTGATTACCGCCTACCTGCCAATTATTCACATAGATAGGCTTGCCAAGTTTCTCCCTGATAACAAGCAGTGTTTCCAACAGGCGGTTATCGAAGAACTGCCAAGCGTTATTACCGTACTTCTCGTACACGTGTCGGCATACAAGTTCCTGAATGTCGAAGTAGTCTTTAATATTCATTTCTTTTCCTCCTCGTTTTTGGTTATTGCTATATTTGCAAAAAAAATCATGTTAAAATACAACTCATTTTTCTATGGATTTATCGACATATCCGGTTCTCTTTACCGAAAGTGTATAAATTATTATATAAAAAGAAAATGGTGCAATAAAAGCAAAGTCAATTAAACTCATTTATTTTCCTCCTTATCTTTCGTTATTATCTCACTAACATCTTCCTTATCAACATTAAAAACCTTTTTGCAGAATATGCCCAAAGCCTTTAATACATTGAAATCATACCCTTTAGGCTTTAATATGTTGCTTACAATAGAACAAAACTCTATAAAGCACACAAAGAGACAGGAATATATATCAATGTTCCACTTGTCTCCGGAAGCAATGTTTATCATCACAACCATGCAGACAAAGGCAAAGTAAGTTACCATTTTACCCATAGTACGGCGTATGGCTCCGGAGAAACGTACTTCCTCATTCATTAATAAACTCTTTCTAACTCCAAACGCCAAATCGCAGATAATAACTGAAAATGATACTATCAGCCAAGGTATCATATGCTCCAATGACTGCATAATAAAGCTGCTTGCTATCACCGCGAATCCACCCGGTATGCTTTGGGTAACAATGTTTTCTTTCATTTTATCGTTATGTTTAAAATTCTTCCTATCTTTGTGTCACGTACAAACTGTAAGCGTAAATTTGATTAATCAGGCAGACTTTAGTTATCAAGATTACTGTTCGTATTAAATGGTCTGCCTTGCCCGCCTTATTCGTGAGAACAGGACGAGGTTTTTATAATATATCTTTTAATACGTTTCATTTCGTTTCTATATTAATTTCTTTATCTTTGCAGACAGCATCAATAAACTAACTACTGTGCATCCCCGTTTGGCTCGTGAGAGTGGAACGGGGAATTTGCTTATTTGTTTCATCGTACTATCTGCAAGTTATATTCACTGTCTGAACATCCATAGTTACGAATGAACCTTTATTGTCAGAGGTAGCCTCAAAGACCAAATAAGAAGCGGTGCCGGACCTTAACAGGCTGCTGAAAACCAAATAGAACTCCTGATACTGTCCCTCGGTTGAAGAAGGCTCTATATATATCTGACTGATATTCTGCAAAGAACTATTTGCGGGTTGTCCGAACTGGCTGCTTTGATATGTTCCGGCCACAACAGAGCATCTTATTTTTATGGTCCCTTCTCCTGAAGAAGGCGTGAACGATGAGTTTTCAGGAATAATGTACATCCCCTTCGCCTTACGCTCTATCTTCATCCTTACACAAAAATATCTTGTGCCTGAAAAAGAGAAAGTAAGGTCGCTGTCTCTTGAATACCAAGTAGGATTAACCAACGTAAACGCCACATAGGTAAGGCTTGCCCGGCGGCTGAAATAGTTTACTATGCTAATCCTTTTGAAAAACGGAGTATCGCTGCCATTCCATGGAGCTACAATGCCCGTTCCGCCCTCGGCACTTCCACTTGAGCTTATTTTCTGAACACCCATACATACATACAGCGACCGCCCGACAAGCTGGCTTGTATTCTGCATTATCTGCGAAAGCTGGATCTTTATATATTCTGCCCAGTCGGTAACGTTTGCAATATCTTGCCCTGATATTTGTTTGTAAGTCGGAGCGTCCATTACATAAAAAGGCATACCCGTTTCCAAGTAGCATTCAACAACAAACCTATATCCGGAAGATGTCGTAAAAAAGTCCCTGAAATTAAAATCGGACCCCGAATTTATCATGCAAAAAGCAGTGAAGCTATCTTCATCAAACATATTCAGTTCCGACTTATAATTAGTTATGCCTGTTGTAAACGGCTGGACAGCCGCGGTATTGTACCCTTTGAAATCACCAAGTCGGTAAGGCTCACCCTGTCCGCCTCTCGGAAGCTGATATTCCCAGTTGGGGTAGTTTGCCTGAGAAGGGTTTGTGGTAATTTCATAAGCCATTTTATTGAAATACACATATCCCGCCTTCAATGTTGGGGTAACCATTCCCCACATACACCCGTCCGCACGTGTAGGGTCTGTGCTATAATCAAGGTTGAAGTTTGTTGCCTTTCGGTAAGGTTTGTATTTGGCCCACTTGTTGATGTTAGCCCTCGTTTGGAAGAATGTTATCACCTCATTAGTGACACTTCCCCCCGCAGCGTTCAGTACGTCACGTATGTTACCTGCAAGGTTGACATCGGTATTAGGTACAATAGCCATATCATACCTCCTTCCGTATAATGGTGATACCACCAGTAACAGCAATAGACATATCACTGTCACCGTCAATCTCGTAGTCTCCATGTACGACCCTGTCCGCTTCATATAGGCTTTCATCTGCATAACAATTCCAATTAGAGGATTTTACCCCCCCCCACGCAAGTTGTTGATAACCAATAGATTACCAATAACTAACAAATCAACCTTTACCTTTTTCATGACACAACCCCTTTCTGATTAGTTACTTGAACACATCAAAAACACCCTCTATTGCAGTGCGCAAGATGTACGGATAGTTCTCCGCATACTTCTTCAGGGCTACTGCCTGTTCTTTTGTTACCTTTGACTTGCCTGTTTTGTAGATTTCGCGGGCTACTTCCACCTCGCCCAATTCCTTAGACTGGGAGTATATCACGTTGGCAAACTGCTTAACCAATACGCCAATCTCACCGTCACCGTCTACGAATATCTTAGACTTTGAGCCGTCAATGTTTTCGATTTCTGCTTTGGCAAAGTCAATATCTCTCAACTCTTCTTTTTCTTTCTTTTCTTCCATGATGATTATAGTTTAATGGTTGTACAATTACAATGAAACAGGCTGTGCGGTAGCTATCTTGGCTTTCGTGTCAGCAATAAAGGTGTTGACGGCCGCGGTGATATTGCACTGCTCCTGCTTGTCTCCCACGTTATGGTTGATGCTCAGGTTCTCGTTGCCGTAACTGTTGAAAGTAGCCACCTGTGAGCCGTCTTTCTTCACTGTGCCTGAATTGATATTACCTACAATGCCATTGTTTATCTCGGCATCCGCTTCAATGTCATAGACCTTAGATTCGTCTACGGAGTTATTCACTCTTACTGTTGCTCTCACTAACTTTTCATAAGCCACTTTTTCTGCGGCGGTTGTTGATGTACTCATAACTTTTGTTTTTATTGGTTACTATTCTATTATTATCATATTGTCATTTGCATCTACTTGCATCGATGTGATTTTCATTTGGGAAAGGCCGATTATTCCCAATATCTCTATCCCGGTCTCACGCTCTATGCTGTTTCTCACGCCTGATATGTCGGTAATGAGGAACTGCGGAATATCTTTCCCACCAAACCGCACAAGCGTATTGCAGTAATACACATCTTCCATTTCACCGCCAGCGCCAACAAGAGAGCCGGGGTATTTGCGTCCTCTCACGATGTCGAACTTCTTTACCTTGTCCTCGGCAATAAGCCCAACACTCGCACCTGTATCGATAAGGAAGAAACCTTTCTTTCCGTTTACCTCGGCTTCAATGATAAGCCGCTTGTCTGATAATGATTTGAACTGTTTCATGGTCTATTGCATTAATAATTCTGTATATCTACTGTTTGAGATAGTGTTTGTCCATTGATTACGACAGTTACATTCACTTTCTTTGCTCCGTCAAAATTGGATATTTGAGAACCAAGATATGACTTACCGAAACTAAGGTAGGTATCGGCGTTAATGTACTCGTTGTAAGTAAATGTGTTTATAACAGATTCATACTGAGTATATATAGTAACCTTGATATTGGCCGATAATCTACTGTTGGTATTATTGTATATCTTGCAGTTTACAGATATTACCTTTGTTCCGGTGCTAATCTTAGTAGCGCTTAATTCTTTTAACTCTACTGGTGGCGCGTAATTCTTCAATGTAACCTCACCGTATGTGAATGTTAACGGAGTGAAGAAACCGGACGTAGGAGCCGTACTTGAACCTACATCCTTAACGCTCGAAACAAAGAGGAATGATTTATATTTTCCGGCAGCATGGCGAACCCTGTCAAATACGAATATAGCATTACCCGGATAATTGCCTATTGTTGGGTCATCAGCGACAGAAGCGTTACCGGTAGCCATATAAAACTCTGTACTACCAATCTTTAGCAGTCCGAGACATAAATAGCTATTTCTCCAATCACCAACTACATTACCTCCCGAATTAATATAATGGAGATCGGCTAATGTAAGATTGTATTGCTGAGACGGTTGTACGTTAACAGGAACCGTTATTGAAAAGGCGGTTGTGCTGTCAGCCATCATTACAGAGTCATTATAAGGTAGATATGGTTGTACAGCTTCAGTATAATATCCCCTGAAATCTTCAAGTCTTAGGGGTTCCGAAGTGCCACCGACTGGAGGTATATAGGCAAAATAAGGAGTATCACAATTTCCAGCAAGAGGCGAGCCGTTACGAACATAATCAGCCATGTAGTTGACATTGTCCCAATACGGCACATTAGATAATCCCCAGTTTCTCGAACTGCGCTCATTATCGGTTACGTTAAAGTTTTTCGGGTATTTGAACGGCTTATACTTCGCCCATTCTCTAATATTTGCATCCGCAGTAAAAAAGCTTGGTGCATAATTGATATTAACATTCCCCCCTGCATCCCTCAGCACCGCACCGATGTTGTTTGACAGGTTAATATTGGTATCGGGTATTATTGCCATTATGCTGCCCTCCTTTCCAGTTCGATAACGCGGTTCTTTAGTTCTTCATTCTCACGTTTTAATCTCTCTATCTCTGTTTCGTGTCTGCCAAAATCCTCTATCAAAAATCTTTGGAAATGCTTGGCCATAGACAATACGCATGTAGTTGCAAGCACATCATAACTCATTGTGAAGAAGCCCTCATTGTCTGTGTCTGTCACCTGTGGAAGAAATACGTTCCAATACTGGGCGCTCGTTCCTGCTCTGACCTTGCATTTTTCATCCGTCTTGAAAGTGTAATCGAAAAGGTCAGCGTTTGCCATTACGTCAAGAGGTACGATGATGCTGTTCAGGACGTTCTTCTTTCTTAAGTCGGAGTACATGGTTATTCCGCCATAGGTGAGAAGATTACCCGGGCAAATAGTATTGCCACTTCCATCCAACAGCGTTAAAGTTCTTGTAATTGACGCAAATTTACCTGTGTATTGCCTTACATAGATAGGTTCTGTGCCGTCATCCGCTGTTGCAATCTCTACCCAGCCTTGATTTGACGGGCCACCGCACCTGATACGGAATAAGTCATTATCTGCTATTTGCTGATATAGCAAGTCACGCTCGTTGCCACCTGAAAGAGTTTCTAAGTAGATAGTTCCAGCTACTCCAACATCTCCGTTTACATAAAGCTTTTTACCTGATGTCGATAAACTGCCTATGCCGACGTTGCCATTTGAAAGAAACGAGGCGATTTCACCGCCGTTTTCTCTCCATATAAAGAACCTATCAGGATAAACTCCTGCAACAAAATGTTCTCCACTACATTGATAGTCTATGGAGCATTCCGACCCGCCACTATTCCTTAATATAATTGGATAAATACCACCTGAATTAACATGAATAGTTCCGTTAACATTCCCCGTCCCGTCAAAAGTCTGTCCCCATAAACTGCGAGGGGTTTGCAACTTGGTGGCGGACGCTATATTGTCCGTAACTCTTGCAAGCTGTTGCCACGATCCCATGCCGCCGTCTGACGGACCGCCATGTCTACGGTAATATAGCGATTGGTCTGATGAATAACCGGTTCCTAAATAAAATCCGTAACCATTTGTACTTACATCTATAAATCCCCCACTAAAAGGAGCGCTATTTCTATACGTAAAACTTATTAACGGCCTAATGTTGTGGGTGCTGCAATTATATCCGGGGCTATCTGTCCACCAGCTCCTTACGAAATCAGATTCATGATACCCGTCCAACAAATCTGCATCCAGCCCTGAGCCTGAACCGTCGTTGCCGGCATGCCAAACTTTATAATTATTAGACCCTAAGAGAATATTTACGTCTCCACTTACCCAGTCTCGATTAATATCAGTTTTAGCTATTCTTAGGTTACCGTCTCCGTCTGTGAAGTTAATTCCAATTCTATTGGAACCTGCATTATTAAAACTGATAGCAGACTTGGTTCTTGGAATATATGCAAGGTCAATGCTGGAATTTGCATTAAATAGCAATGTCCCCGTCATCGTATCCCCTGCCTTGTTGACGTAGCGATTATCTGTATAATGAAGATAGTTAACTTCATCAAGAAGCATTCGCCAGCTTTTCTTATCATCATCCCATCCTGATCTAAATTGTATGCCATTATTGCCATCGTTTGGATCTGATGATGTATGAGTAGAATACAATTCAAGCCTTGAATAACTTGAATTAAACGATGTTACTTGTCCATAAGAGTATATTTTATGTGCAATTCCATCAGGATAAGCGTTAATATAAGTACCAGTACCAAATCCTATCCATCCTGTGTTTCTGCCATCTTCATACGTATCTCCGATATGTCTGAAATATCTGCTATCCGCATCCGTTTTCGTATAAGCATCCGTAATCCCATAGCCGCTTAGAGTAGTAGGATGAGAGGACAACTCACCAAACGAATAACTCGGCTTGTTCGGCTGCTTGGCCCAAGAATACACGTCACTTGCTGGCAATGTGGTGGGGTAATTCGGCAATGTAATAAGCTTTGTTTCCTCGTTCGGGGAATATGTTGTGCCGTTAAGGATAATCCCGTCTACCGAACCACCTCCAACACCGCCTATTACGCTTAATACACCACCCTCTTTGGATAATGTGGTTTCATCTATCGGAAGCGCGTCAAGAATGGTTGATGCCGTATGACTGCCTTGTGCAAACATGGTAAGACTACCTGTCAAAATCAAATCACCGTCTAACTCAACCACTCCGTCAGAATGCTTCTTCACAAGTATATCACCGATATTCAAGCCATTTATAAACGACTTGATACCTGTAATGTCCTGTGCACCTGATTTGGTTACGTAATCGGCTAATAGCCCGGATATGTCGTTTTTGGTGTAGGCGTCTGTGATGCCATAGCCTGCAATAGTAGTAGGCTTGTTCTGTATCTCACTGAAATCATAGGCCGGTTTGGTGGCACCTATCCATGAGGGTTTGTCCGAAACATTCTCCCAATTGGTAGGGAACACTGACGGTTTACCGCCAATTTCATCCCATGAGTAAGAGGGCTTTGTACTACCTATCCAGCTGGGTTTTCCTGATATGTTACCCCATTCAAGCGAAGTCGGATAATTAGGCAAGGTGATTATTCCGTCCTCATTAGGAGTGTAAGTATTACCGTTAACCACTATACCATTGGCAGTACCCTTTCCACCTGTTGAGACAAGCTTTCCGTCAACCCACTGAATCGTCACACCGTCTATTGGGAGACCTTCGTAGATTGAAGGGACTTGAACGTCTGCGCCTGAGTACATGGTTACTCCGTAGGCGGTAATCAACGGTTTGGTTAAGAACAAGTATTCCTCTCCGTTATCGTCAACCCTCTCTTCAAGGTTTCTGTCCCAAACTACTTTGTCGAGCTTCTTTCTATATTGTTTGCTTAGTTCGCTTTGTGATGAAAACTTATTATTTACAGATGTTTCAATCTCACTAATCTGTCCTTGTATTCTTTCAAGGGTGCTTGCGCTTGGCTCATTATTAAGAGTTACTTCAAATGTCGGTATCAACCCTTCTCCCTCTTTTATAGAGAGAGACTGTATTATCACGTTCTCATGGTCTATCCCCATTTCGGGATCATTCACAGTAAGCCGCTTACCTTCCATTATTTCATTATAGAAGCTAGCGTTTCTTGCCATGAAAATTTCGTCAACGCCTATATTGTAAGAGTAGTTTGTACTGCTGTATTTGGCAATATATTCTTTAGCCCTTTCCAATAACCTGTTTTCGGCAGCACGAATATATTCCTGTGGCATGAGTATGTTCAGAAGAACAAACCTGTCCCCGGCTTTCATGTTCCAGTCCTTGTTAGGAACTGTGAAATTATCCGTATCCGATTCTTCGAGGGTGTTTCTTCCGAGCGTAAGGGTGTAGCTTCCATCCGAAGCCTTGACTATTTTAGTAATAGTAAAGGCGTACCCCTGCAATGCACCGCTTTTCATGGAAAGCTGCGCTTCGTCAGTGGTAAGGCTTTCGTTTAAGTCAAATCCCAAGTCATAAAGCTGTACCGTAAAAGTGGGTTGCGTTTCACTTGTTATTGCGTCAACACTCTTTATCTCGTCAATAGCCTGTCCAGCAGAGTTCTTCATCCCCGTAATAGAGGGATAAATATCGTCATAGGTTATCACGCCTTCGCGAATCCCATATTTGGCGATAGCCTCGTTTGACGCCAGCACAAAGTCGGTAACTCCGTCAGTCTTAAAACTTGGCAGCATAAGACGAAGAGGAGATAAGGCGTAGTTGGCGGGGAGAATACTGTCAGTCCATTCAGGCTTTTTCGGATAACTGTAATCAAGGTTTCTTGTGCCACCATAGGCTCGTAACTTAGTTACAATCCCTGTGTCCGCATCAGATATTCGTTCAATCTCATATAACCCCTTACCTTTGCCGTATTCAAAAACATTATTCACTACCGGTTCCGCACCGCCAATGGTAACGCTTCTTCCTTTTACGAAATAATTCAGCTTGTATTCTGTGTTTACAAGAGAAAGAGCGCTCCAGCAGTTTTGGTTACTCATGGAGATGTTCTTTTCCTCGCTGTCTACGCCATCTGCAAGGGTTATGCTCCATACACCTTTCCCGTACATGGCGTCCAAACACGCTTGTATCCTTTCTGCAAGATACTTGACCGTTCCGGTAAACTCAACAACTAAAGGAGTAGGGTAGACTATTCCGTTGTCACTGGGAACAATATTGCGCATCATGCACCTTTCAAGTTCGTATTTCAGAGAAACGAAATTAAGGTCATAACTGTATTGATGCTTTGATATTTTCTTTACCGTAGGAAGAAGCTCCAGTTCAAACCGTTCTCCTCTATAATCTATGTAATCAAATACGTCAAAGTTTATTTTGGCATCAGATATAAAAGTTGATGTGCACGCGCGTTCCGCCATGAAAACCCCGGTGTACTCCAGCTTATCCAGTACACATCTGACTGTTTGTCCGTCCTTGCTATATACTGTAAACCGTCCCATTAGATCGAAAGTGTTATTTGAGTTTGAGGGTCAGTAACCCGGAATGTAACACTGAATGTCAACACATCTCCCTCGTCAGTCTTGCGAACGAAAAGATCCGGTTCTACGGATTTGTAGTAGACACCCTGCCTGCCTATCTTGGTGTAGGTATCGTAAACCTTAAGCTCTGCACCGGAATTGTCTTTGCCGGAAAGGTAATCCAAAAAGCCAATCACCTTTTCATTGGCTGTATCCATTTCTCCCTTGTATGCAAATTCCACATCAATATCGTAGGCTTGCATGTAAAGTCTATCAGGGATAAATGTATCCTCTCCGTCCTCGTCTTTCCAGTCTCTCTTCGGCAATTCTTTAGTTTCTCCGTAAACAGCAAACGGAAAGTCCTTGCACACAACTCCCCATTGGGACTTTGTATCAATAACAGGACTTCCCGGCTTACTCTTTTGAAAATAGATACTGTAAAGCTTTGCCATGTGTTATCTTGAGTTTGTGTTGTAAAAAAACAAAAAGAGCCAACTAACGGGAATACCGTTAATCAGCTCTTTGGCTTGTTCAATGTTGATGCAAATATATAGAATATATTCTAAATAATCAATACAAAAACATAGAAAATAGATGATTTTTATCGTTTCTGCTTATGATTAATAGCCAATACTATCCGGCCATATAAATTTCATTTGCCCGGAGTAACTATTTTCATGTATGGATTTATCATGCGTTTCCCTTTCAGCGTCTTTTCAAGCTCATCTATTCTTTCGTGCGCCATCTGTAAATCTTCGGACAGGCGCAATAATTGTTTCGCAAGGGAAACATTCTCTTTCTGCAATTCGTATATTTTTTCTTCCATGATGAAATATTTGTTTAGATATTAATAATAGGGTATAGTTATGGCTATCGGGCATTTGAACCGACTGCTAATTTATTAAATAGCGCGATTAGTATTTCCTCATGCAGCTTACGAATAAGGCTATAATAGATATAATAATACCTATGACGGAAAGTATTAAATTCCAATTAACAGGATTATGCAAGTTTGGATTAACGGCAAGGTAATGCTTTCCCTCTTCGGTGAGTTTGACACTCCACACTTGACCGTCAACCAAATAAGAAGCCTTTACTAACCCTTTTCTTTCAATGGAGCGAACGGATGCGACAAATACATGCTTCGGATATGTAACAGGACATTCTCCGCCAAATTCCGAAACAATCCTAAATGCTTGCTTTTCCTCCTTTGTAAGTCTTATTTGCTCCATAACCTACTCGTTTTCTGCAAATTTACTAAATACTATGCAAATATGTGTTGTTGTGCTATACTATTTTATAGGCGAAATCTTTCTGTCAGAAGGTTTCCCACCGAACAACTGATTGATGTAAGCAAGTCCTTTGGGCTTACAAAGTACCTTTTGATATAATATGTCGGGGTGACTGTCTCTGTGTATAGGCGGTAACAGCATCATTTCAAAATACCCGGCGTCAATGTACTTTTGCTTCGGTTCGTTCCTGTCTTTAAAGAATACGCCCACTTCCTTTAACTTTTTGAAAAGGGTGTTTCTCCCAAAACCGAGGTTGAGAATCTTTGCGGCTTGACCTATGTCTACTTTGCCCTCTGCTTTGAAAGCGGCTTCGGCAAAGTCGGCTTTGGGTTTTAGTTTGGCGTTCTTCTCTTCAAGCTGTTTCTTTTCTTGTTCTAATCTCGCCTTTTCCTCACGCTCATTTTTTAACTGTGTGGCAAGGCTGATAACAAGGTCGGGATTGTTTATCATCTGCTCCAAAGTTGGCTGCGTGGCGGTCATACCGTATTGGAGAAGCTCTTTGATGCGGTCATTGCACCATAAATAAAAATCAGGAGAAAGCCATTGAGCGAAGATTAATGCCAAATCCTCATGTAACCATGTACCTTGATTGTTACCTCCTTGATTTACAGTAACTAAACCCGTTGCGGGAATTCCCGTTTTGGCTGATAATGAGCTGATTAACTCATTTGTCTGTTTTGTTGACAAAAAGTCATTACAACGTTTCCCGAACGGTTTAGCCATTTCGGTTGCATTCACCATAACACTATCTCCTTTCAGAAAGGTAATAGGACTTCCGTTGTATTGGAAGATTTGATTTTCATTCAACTGTCGCATAAACAATGAAAATTAAAAGTTAATAAATAAAGAAAGCAGAGAATTTCTCCAACTTGCGACAGTTCCATATCGGCTTGGGGCGAATATGTACGGAGAAACCTCTGCTTATATTTTGGGCAGTAGTTCAATATAGGACATAAAAAATCCCCAATCCAAATATGTATATAAAACTGTCGCACTGCAAAGATAGATACAATCTTTGAAAGTGCAAACTTCTTATTAGAAAATCAACTACTTTCATGTATTTTCTATGTTTTTGTGCAAATATATAGAAAATAGGTGATTTTCTCAAGCGATGCGGATAATAAAAGGGCGGATGTGTTTTATAACATACTGTATATTACAACAACGCGGGTTAATTATGACGACTTTTGTATCATTATATACATATAAAACATACTAATATGAAAAAGATTTTATTATTAATGGTAATCGTATTGCCGATGTCGATGTATTCACAAGACGTGGATAATCAATCTTCAAAAGAGAAAACCAAAATGGAGCAATTTATATCTGACACAGGCATGTCAATTAAACTTATTGACACAGTAGTGGATGGGCTGGTGGGTAATTACATGTTTACATCCTACAAATCTGAGAATTGCGTCAGAGAAGTTGTAAAAGGAAATGAATCGAAGTATTTTTACAGAATAGAACGCAAAGCTAAAGACGGAGATGGGGGATGTGCTTTTATAGAATATGAAGACTTAAAGGAAATAATAAACGCTATTAAGTCTATGAGAGATGATATTAAAACTGACGTTTTAAAAGAAGCGGACTATTTGGAGAATAAATTCATGACCGATGATTATTTCGTAGTAGGATATTATGTTAAAAAGAAAAAGGTGACATGGTTTATTAGATTGGAGAAGTATGGCTCTAATAAGTATTTGTATTTCAACGATAAGGGAGAAGACGGAGGCGATTACATCCTTAGCAATTTTGAAAAAGCGTGTTCTGTTATTGAAGGGATGATTAATAAATAAGACAAAGCAACAAGTATTTTCCTTCATAATTAATTAATAATACATAAATCATGAAAAAAATATTGTTTATGACGGCTTGGGTGGCCTTATACCTAATTTCGTTTGCTTCTTGTTCTTCTGACAATGAAGAAAATCTACAAAATCTTAATTCTTCAAATTTAATCGGGGTATGGGAGAGCGGTGATTATTTTATATCTTTTAATAAAGATGGATTTTATGCGGCTTATTTGGATGAAAAGTTTATTGATTCAGGGGCATATACGATAAATAAGAATAGTGTACTATGCGTAAATCCTTATAAGGTAAGTAAGACTAATTACAGTATGAGTCTTGCAAACGAGGAATTAACAGCGGATATTTCATATACAGGCGTAAATGGTATCTCGCTAAATAAAAAAATTATTTTTTCAAAATCAAAAAAAGCTGTTGTAGATAAAAGTAATCCAGTCATAAGCAAAGAGTTTGTTCATATAAATGCTCCTTACGGGTTTTGTACAACAAGGTTTGATACTTATAATACAGCCACATATTCTACGGATGAGTTTAAACCAAGAATACAAAACTGGTTTTATTTCTTTTTTAATTCTAAGATATATGTCCAGAAATTTAAACCGGAAACGGCAGGAGTTAGCTTGTTTTATGAAGGATGTGACACAGGGGATGTTTTTATATACAATGTTACATTTGATTCAGATGGACAGATAGAAAATATTGATATTTTATAAAGTGTACTTTCTGAAGCAATTGCGTTCTTATGCAATTCACACCATAATCAGGGCAAGCGGAGGAAACTCCGCTTTTCTTGCCTTACATATTTTCGTTCTATCTTTCTAAAATTACTATTGTTAAAAAACTGATTTATTGGTTATTTATTTGCTTATTCGTTCTATCTTTCTTATATTTGCATATCAAATAGCGCTATAATGAGTAATTGGAGCGAAAAACAAGAAGCGAAGAAAGAGGGCAAGGAAAAGGATAAGGTAAGGCGTGAAAAACTTGCAGGATTCTTTTTTAATTTGGCGCAAGTTTCTTTCACTGTATTATCTTTGGGATTGGCAATAACCCTTGTGAAAGAAGAACTTTATGATAACATTTTATTAATTGTTCTTGTTTCTATGGGAATTATACTTACGGTATTATTTGCAAAAATAGGTAATAACATTTTAAGATAAATATTATGGTTGCATTATATGGGTTTGGGCTTATAACAGTAATAACTGTTGCCTTTTGGATTTATACAGAAACTCCCTCCGGTAAAAAGTGGATAAAAGGGCTGTGATAATATGGATGGATTGACAATATTATTTATATTTACGAGTATAATAGGGGGAGGTTTTGCACTTTGGCTTAAAACCAAGTCAGGCAAGAAGTGGTTAAGAGAACTGTAATTATGGAAGGTTTGTTAATCGTTTTGGGAGGTTCTGGAGCTTTAGCCTTTTTATTTGCTCTTTGGCTGAATACTCGAAAAGGCAAGAAGTGGCTTGCAAGCTTATAAATTGACTATTATTTAGATAAAACAATAAAGCCAGACACTACATCTGGCTTTTTCTTTGCAATACATCTCCCTCGGTTTCTACTACACAGTCCTCTCCATGAATATATACATATACAGAGGCTATTCCTCTTTGAATTACGTTTACCTTTGCCCGGTCATACACATTAATGAATATCTTGCAATACTGAGAACAGTCAATAGTCACTTCGCTATCATGACGGACATACAAATCACATATAGAGAAACCGTCAAATAGGAGAGTACCTTTACAGCTTCCGTTCAGTACGGCTGTGTGGCTCATATTTCGCTTTTGTACATCTTCATCAACAAAAATGTTGTTTCTGTGAAGAATATCCCTATCGAAGTTTTCCTTTATGAAAGTATTGGTAGGGTACCCTTTGTCTATACAGAAATCAATCCCATGCAAATACTTGTCAATTAACGCTTGTTGATCGGGAGAACCCCATTGTTCCGTCCATTCCGTACATAATCCCAGCGATACCGCTTGGTTGAGTAATGTTCTGCTTAAATCCTTGTCGTTCATAATTTTATATATTAATCTTTCGTTTTCCTTTGTCTATAACCATACCCACTAATCCCATAAACTCCTTTAACACAGCCAAGTTGGCTTCTGTGTTTTGAGCACTTCTTAGCGTATTGTTAGCTATCGCTCTTAATTGCGTTAGTTGCTGTTCTGCGAGAATATTGTACTTTGGGAAAATTTCATTTCCTAATTTTTCAAGAAGAGCACGTTTTACACTTACATCCTGTCGGATGCTATTGAGATAGGAGTTGGTTCTGTTCATAGTGTCCTCACTGGCTTGGATGCCCGTTTTTGACATTCCGGATGTGGAAGATTCCCCGGTAGCTGTAAGCGCTCCTCCGGTAGCTTTATCAAAGGCTTCAAGGAAAGATTGCGAGGCATCTATCATGGCTTTCCCCTCATTGTCGAAAAAGTCTTTTATAGCCCCTGCTGCAACAGCGCCATTGTCTTGAATATCTGTAAACTCCTTAAACAGGCCTTTTTCTCCGAAAAGTTTATCCTGTAACTTTTCAAACATGGGCTGTATTACCAAGTTCTTTAATATGTTGTTGGCAACGCTTCGCATGATGTTGTTCACTACGTTGTCAAAAGCCTGCGCTGCATCTTCTCCGTTAGCAAAGGCTTCCGTTAGCGCATCGCTTATCTGACTTGCCCAATCCTGAAAATCTATTCCGTACAAATCTTTGGTAAGATCTTCCACGAAATAGGCGATTTGCTCGTTCAGTTCCGCAAGCTGGTTCTTATAGTCTTGTATCTTTCCTGCATCGGATTTCTTTTTCCCTTCTTCGTTTCTTAATTGTCCCTCTATCTCTGCACGTTGAGAAACAAGTCCCACGTATTGGGCCTGATATTGTTTAAGGACGCTGTTATCAAGTTCCTTTCCTACGCCAACCCTTTCCAATGCTTCCAGCGCTTCCTTGTCTACACCTATTTTAAAGTTTAATCCCGTAAAACGCTGCAACCCGGCGGGGAGGCTCTCCATTGATTTTATCCGTTTTTTTAATTCTTCCACATAGTCCAAACCCTCGTCCTTTAATACTCGGAATTGCATTTTATAGCTTTCGGTAAGCGAACTCCCGGCGCGTTTAACTTGTTCTTCCAGCTGTTCATATAGCAATATGGCACGTTCTATACTTTCGTCTCCACCAAGCGACCTGTCTATGGATTTTCCTAATTGATCGTAGGCGGATTTTAACTCCTCAACTCTTTGTTTGCTACGCTGGATACTTCTTTCAAGTCTTTTGTCATGTAGTTGCGCAATGCCGGAAATAAGGCTTAACGCTGCACCTGCTGCTGCTCCCCAAGGACCTGCTGATGCCCCGAATAAAGAAGTCGCCATTCCCATGCCTTGCGATGCTCCTTGCAGCCCTCCTCCCAAAACTCCAGCTGCATCCGAAAGGCCTGTTCCCAGTCCAAGATTTTCAAACACTCCTCCTAAGAAATCCGCAGCTCCTGCAAGCGCATCAAACTTACCGATTACGCCTTGTATAGCCTTTGACTGGTCGGAATAAGCCGAATTTAAATCGTTCTCCGCTGCGTCTATTTCTGCCTTAGAAGCTCCGCTGCTCTTCAATGCTTCCAGCCTGTTTTTAGCCTCCTTAATGCTGCTAAAAGAGGCCTCCAACGCCTTAAACGGACTTCTTTCTGCAAATTCTCCACGAAGCTTACGCAACGCCTCTACCAATTCTTTGGTGTCTTCGATTGATAATCCTTGCTTTTGGGAAAATTCCTCTACCTTAGAAATCATGTCGTCTAACGTAGATGTAGATACCCGGTCAAGGTCATCAAAGATACGCACCCAGTCACTGCTTTCCTTGAATTGATCGAATAGCACAGACGATGTATCTTCTTGCGCCCGCTTGTTTACTTCTTTTACAAGGGTGTCGGCCTCTTTGCTGCCTATGCTTTCCCTGTTTTTCTCTATATCTGCAATGCTCTTTTGGCGGTTACGTTCAATATCTTCTATCTTTTGGGAATAGTCTTTATAATCTTCTATCATGCCTGAAAGGTTTTCAATGCTTTCAGACCGCATTTTCTTGCCCTCCTCGCTTATTGCTTGATACAGCTTTAAAATCTGTCCTTCTCCGAATCGCTTCTTTACGTCATCCTCTTTCATGGCAAGGACATCAGTAATGGAAAGCTTGCTTCCTGTCTTTTTTAGGGCATCTCCAAGCTGATTGCGGAAATCTTCAACAATGCTTTCAAATGATATGTTTTCACCGAAAGCAATGTTCATGGAAAGTGCTTTGTTTCCGGTCGCATCAAATAGCTTTTTATACAAGTCCCATTTCTCTCCGGCTTGAGATATATATGTCTCTATTTCCTTTAAGGCGTTATCGGCTTCTTTTTTTGCGTTTTCAATCTGCTCTTTGTCTATCTTAACGCCAAGAGAAACATATAAATCTTTTTGCTTCTCCTTGCTTTGATCCAGCTGGCTTTGGATATACTTGTACGCCTTACTCGGATCGCTCAAGTCTAAATTTACCCCCTTGCTATCAAATACGGGTGCAAATTCGGGTATACTCTTTACTCTTTGGGATGCCGATTCTTCCCCCTCTATTTTCCTCCATTTCTCGTAGCTGGAAATAGCTTTTTCTATGAGGTCGGAACGATTCTTCCATTGCTCGGCAATAGGGTCTTTGGCTGTATCTGTTGATTTTTCTCTTCCGCCTAACGTTTCGTATATTTTCCTTGTCGTATCAAGTTCTTTGTTATAGGACGCTAATTGTTTTTCTGAAAATTTATTATCCGGATTAAGGCTGTCTATTTTCTTTTTTAAATCACTTATATTAGTAGATAACCTGCTCATGTATTCTTCATACGATTCACTCTCTTTAGGCTTTATGACATTCAAATCTCCAGCGAGCAAGTTTGCTTCCTTTTCCCAATCAGTCAATGGTTTACTTATATCTATTTGGCTCATCGAATGATAAGACTGTCTGACTGTATCTATAATGTTAGCCAAGTCTAAACTTTGCTTTTCAAGTTCCAACAGTCTGTTTCTTGCTTTAGTAATATCCTCCGGTTTATATTTGGCAAAGGATAGTTCTCTTCCTGTCTCGTCAAACCTTCTATATCCACCCTCTCTGATAATCCCGGCAAGCCTTTCTCTTTCAACATCTACGCTCTGCTTTTGTATTTGCGCATTTGCCATGGTGCCGATAAATTGTTTTTTGTACAATTCCTTTTGCTCTTGAGAAAGTTTTCGCATCTTCTCAACAGAAAGGGATATTGCTACTCCGTATTTGTCTGTTTGGGTTACTGCATCCTTGAAGGTGTTAGATAAGTTCTTGGTTATACGTCCTAATTCCCTGCTTTCTTCTGCGCTTTTGTTGGCTTTTTGGCTAAGGGTTTCGTATCGGTCTATAAGTCCGTCAACAGCCTTGTTCCCCTTCATCTTATCGTTCGTATCGGAAATAGTCTTATTTAAATCTGTAATAACTTCTGTTGTAGTTTTGACTTCCTCTCGAAACATAGTCAATGCTCCTACTACGGTTCCGATAAGAGTTATAATCCAAATTATTGGATTCTTTTTCATTGCAGCGTTTAACGCATTTTGCACAACCAGCAATCCCTTAGTTGCGACATTGGTCAACATAACAGCAGTTCTATACGAACCATATACAAACGCCAACATGCCAAGTATATCGGCAACGGTTTCCCAATGTTTCATCAGCTTGGTAAGTATTTCCAAACTATCAGAAAGGACGCCGCTATTACCCTCTGCAATGTCTGCCATCATTACATCCCAAGCATCTTGCAAGTTGCTCCATTTACCCGCAAGACTTTCTGCGAGAGCTTCCTGCATGTTGTAGAATTTCCCGCCTTCATTGGTTAACTCCCAAAGAACATCTTTCACCATGCCAAAGCTGACTTCTTTTCGGCTGATCTTATCGAATACGTCTCCAGCACTGACAACTTTATTTTCAAGAACGGTAAACCGTTTCGCCAGCTCATCAACTAACGGAATGCCTGCTTCTGTGAACTGTCTAAGCTCTTGCCCGCGAAGAAACGCGGCACTACGAACTTGTCCGTATGCCAATATGATACGTCCCATATCAACACCGACACCCGCGGAAATATCAGCAAGCCGCTTAGTCGTATCGTAAAGCTCTTCGTAGGGGATACTATATGCAGAAAGCTGTTTTGCGTATGACGCTAATTCCTTAAACTGGAACGGGGAAGCCACCGCTAACTCCTTGATGCGGTTGAATATCGTTTCAGCTTTCATGCTATCCCCGATAATAGAGGTCAGTGCGATGCGTTGTTTTTGGAACTCCCCACCAATGGTATATAATCCCCTAACAAAACGCTCTACTGTATATATGGAATACACGTTGGCGATTTGATTTCTTAACTCTCCGGCTATTCGAGACTGGGAAGACATGGTTGTATTTGCCCGCTTCATAGCGGAATTATGCGTATCTGCGGCTTTTGCTGCTTGTAAACGGGCGTTTCTAAGCTGCTCAAGGGCCTTTTGAGAGTTGGCGTAAGCGTCGGCACGCATTATTTGAGAAACACCCCTCATGGCTCTTAATTCGCTTGTATTCACACCTTGCCCTTTAAAGGTTTCTGTAAGCTTCTTGATACTCTCACTATCCACCTCAAGCTTCACCTTGTACGTCTTGTTTTTCAGCAAGGAATCTACTTTATCCTCAATCTCTTTTACATCAACCTTCAATCCTACTTTCGCGCTGACGGTTGCGTGCATGTTGACGAGCTTTTTTTTGATAGCTTCGTATTCTTGTGGTGTATAGTCTTTCAGGTGAATCCCAAAATTCAAATTTCCGAGGTCTGCCATGTCGATTGTTATTTTGTGTCCTTTTTAATAGCGTTAACGCCGTTTACTATAAAATCATTAAGAGATATTCTTTGTCCTTTAGCTTCCTGCTCTTTCCTTTTTGCCTCCCATTTTCTTGTCAGCTCTTTCATCTCTTTGGAAGTGTGCATTCCCTTGTCTACCTTATCGTCATTATTGTACACCACAATAGGAGCATCGCATATAAGAAGCTCATACAGAGCATTGGTAAGCACCCAGTCCATGTACCAGTTAGGGATATTCACCATTCCCCAAAAGAGAACGAGAGGGCGGGTTAATTCGGGATGTTTTTCTCCGTTTGCAAAGGCTGCTCCTGCCGAAGTTCTTGAAGGATACGATCTGCTTCCTTTCTCGTCATCGTCATCACTGTGTCCTTCATTCCTGTCAAGAACATGGTAATGTTCAAGTATTGAAGTCTCTGAAATTCCACTTTTTTTTTACCAAGAGCGACGACACTTGTCAGTTCTTGGTCTGTATATTTCTTCCACAGAATGCGCCAATGTATCCAATGGAAAAGCCTTATTTTCCACCAGTTATTCAGGATTATAAGGGAAGCACATCGGGCTGTCACCTCATCGTCTTGTTTGCATGATATAAAGGTGTGCGTCAGCTTTCTTATCGTTCCCCGGTGAAGCCACTTTATTCCAATCTCCTTTTCGCGAAGAGATACATAGTCTGTGCTGTTTTCAAGCACTTCATCAAGTCTTTCCTGTTCTACCGAAGTAGGTTGAGTTATCGTTTTGTCGTTCATAATGTTTTGAGGTGTAAAAAGAAAAGGCGGCGGCATAAAGCTCACCGCCATTAATATTAGGTACCAGTACCAGCCTGTGTAACTTCTACTGCTGCTGCTTTGCTTGCGGTAGAAATGTTCACAATGGCAGTTCTTGCAGATGCTCCATTATTTGCATCAACCTTGACCGTTACCACTTTGCCGCTTACGGAAGTCTTGCACCATGTTTCTGTTGATGAAGCAGATACTGGGCTTTCTTCTGTTGTAGCTGTAATGGTCTTCCCTGTATTATCAGCGCTGCTGACGAAAGACAGGGAAGTAGGAGCTACGGTCAGGAGGCTTTTTTTGTTAAGAACGCGATATTGTCGTCAGAAGCAGCAGTGGATGCTGCACCGTCTTCAATTTCAATCGTTCCACTAAGCGCAAATGCAAACGGAGTGGTGGATGCGTTCTCGAACAACGGGCGTGCGTAGATAGCCATTTTCTTAACCAATATACATTTCTCTCCGTCTTCGCTCAACAACGCAAAGCCTGCATTAATCTTCTTGCTGTTCAGAGTTACGGATATTCCGGAATACTCTTGTCCGTTTACGGAAGCAGTTGCTACCTTGTTGGCTTCTCCGAGGAAGAAGCTAACCAAATCCTCGCTTATACTCGGTACGGTAGCCGCAAATGTAATGTCACCTGCTGTACTTGTTACAGCCCAGTCCGCTTGAAGTCCATGCACCTTTGTACGGTTCAACGTGGGTTCTGCTTGGGACAGGTTCAGGGAATCCACAGTAACGGGCAAGTCAAAATCCGGCTCCACTGTTGCAAAGTCAGTAATACCACCCTTTACCAGCATGATAGAAGAAAGACCGCTAAACACTTCTTTCAACTCTTGTTTTGATTTCATTGCCATAATAAAAAGTTTTAATCGTTTATTTTATGTTTATTTTATCACAAGGTCAGCCCTTATCAATGTAGCGCTAAACCCTAATCCGTCATTACCTTTCAATGTCAGCTTTGGGTTAGAGACGGTGATAACACTGTCACTAATCGGGAACAAGGAAAGAACTTTCCCAACAAGGGCGTCCATTACATTTAAATCTTCAACGCCGCTTTTCTTTAATCTCACGTAGACCTCTACGGTGCAGTATGTTTGTACGTTTCCGAAACCGCATCCGTAAGTCGAGGAAGTCAATTGTCCCGGTAGTGATACTACTATGAAATTATCCATTTGCTTAGGAACGGCAGCGGGTCGGTCATTGGTAAACACGTTATCACTAACCGCAGTTGCTGCATTAAACAATGATTTAAGCGCGTCTTTGTATTTAAAATCCTGCTCGTATCCCATAACTTACATCGGTTTAAATGTCATCTTAGCTATGCTCTCTGCATAATCGTATGTGTCGGAAAGCACATTCAGTCCTTTCTTGGATTCCAAATAGTTGGAATATTCAGTACCTGTGCACATTACCAACCCTATTACATCACGAGGAGACCTATAATTCTTGAGGAAATTTACAGATGTGGTTAATCCGTATTCTCCGTTAGTATCAATCAGATTGTACTTTTTTATAGGTATAAGCCTTCCGTTTTCATAGCTTCTTACCATTATCACTCCAAGTCCGTCTCCTCTGCTCAATTTAGGGCGGGTAGCGTTCTTTAATCCTTGTGTGACAACAGCGGTTATTATTCGGGAAAGCCCGCCTCTATAATAAATTCCGACAGCCAATGAAGTCAACGTATTTCCGGTTACATTATGATATTGCGCTGATACTACTCCGTCATGCAGGAGCTTAATGGCGATCTCCGTTATCCTATCCAACATATAGTTGTCAATAACAGAATTAATCTTCTTCTTCGCGTCCTCCAAGACTTTAGTATTATCTTCCATACCTTAATTTTTAGCCAGATTAAAATATAGCGTTGTCCCCATTTCCGTAGGATAGCAATCAGTTACGACACACGCTTTAAAGGTTCCGCCGTAGTCGGTAACGTCAACAAGGTCTCCCGCGATAATACCCTTCACAAGTCTGGGAATATCTATGGCGTAATCGCTTTTTATAACGTTGCTTTTCGTAAATGTTCTCAAAGAGGAGCTTCCATACTTGTTGCATTCTCCCTCATACAGAACTGTTTCCGATCCGTCTTCAAACGAGGTTTCCCCCGGAATACGATACACCTTGCATGTATGCGGAAAACGCGGATTGTTTACTTTCATAGAGGCCACCTTTTGTTCATGTTCATACCCAAGTTGACAATCTTAATAGACGATTTTTTAACATTCTCTCCATACAAAGCATATATGTCATTAGCCATTTGCCGCAGATTGCGCTTGTCATAAGCGGAACTCTCTGTGCCGCCTTCTTTATGTTTCCAAACACCATTGGCATCCTCTACACTTCCCGTTACACTCGGAGTGCTCGCGCACCACATATAGAGATCTGCCCGGCATAAGTCCTTGATACGCTTTTCGATTGTAGTTACATCAGAACCGGAGGTGATGCCTCTGTCAATCAATATCGTATTGATTGCGTTGTCTGTAACCTCGAAGCCGACACAGCCACGAAGGTATTCTTCAATGGTTGTGCCGGTAGTTGTATTTAGAGAATCTTTCATGGTTATTTACCCTTAACGTTCAAGTAGTAGAACCAACGAACCTTGTTAGGAACAACCAATCCGGTAACTTCCGATTTGATAGTCTGCGTCATGGTTTCGTCGTTAAATACTTGGCGAATCAGAGTACGGCCGCCGTCATACAATGCTGTACGTGCACCCGGAGTTTCCATGAAGATAGGACGTCCGCATTGTACGTCTCCCAAATCTTCGTTCGGGACATACGCCATAACTCCTTCCTCAAAGTTCTGCAAGGTCTTGTAGTTGATTTTCTGCGTATCCTTGTCGTAGCTTTCTACTACGGAGATAGAATCAATTACTCTGATTTCGGCACCGATACGAGCTTCGATAAACGCCTTGATTACTTCGTCAGGAACGAGATTTGCAAAAGCAAGCTGCATGTCTTTGTCGGAAATGTCCGGACGGTTGGCGACTGTGTACATCTGACGGAAATACGGCAGACTGATGATGTCGTCCCATGTGGTCTTGCTTACTTCCCAGTGTCCCTGTGGCGCAAAGTCTTTCTGTCGGCTGTCTCGGTTAACGTCACGCATCACCTTGATAGGATCAATTGTAGTACCTACGGCTGCTTCCTGTGTGACAACTCCGGTTGCGTCAACCTTCTTGTACCAATGAGAATCTTTAATGTTCTTCTTGGGGACACCAAAGTCTATTGATAAAGAGATGCCGAGGGGATTGTTGGCCGCATCAATAATCAGGTTTCCTTTTTTGGATACGACTTGGTTTCTCTGATAAAGGAACGTGTTATAGTTACCTCCAAGCAAGCTGTCTACTCCATTAAACAGAAGTTCCATGATTGTAGCCTCTATTTCCGGTGTAGAACTGCCGATAGCATCCATCAGCATCATCTTTTCACGCAAGATTTTACGGCTTAACGTAATCTCGTGCTTGAAAGTAGGCAGTCCGCCCATTTGCAATGAAAGGCCGTCGGTTGACTTGGTAGCACCGTCACTGTCAATATCTACGTAGGTAGCCAGCGTGTACGGGCGAATTGTTGCCTCAATCTGTTCGTAAGTAGGATTCAGAGGAATGTTAGGATTTAACGGGAAACCCATTTGGGCAAAAGTCTGTTCCGCGTTATACTTATCCGCAAACATGTCGTTAATCCATGCCTCCAACGGTTTGTTGCCGGTATATCCCATAGCAGCAAGCCCTCTTCCTACAATATCGTAAAATTCTTTGTTTCTTGTGTACATATTATCCCCCTTTCTTATTCATTGGATTCGCGCACAAACTCAATCATAGGTAATTGTGCTTCTACTGATTTAGGAATACCGCCACCCGCTACGCGGTCCGCGTATATTCTGCCTGCTCTTACTACGGCACATGTTGCAGAAATGCAACCTTCGGGGATGCAGACATCCTCAAATACAAGGCCGTTTACGTCACTTAAGTTTCCGCTTGCAGTTGCACCTTGCTTGGTAAGTTCCATTGTTCCTGTTACTCCGGTGCTTCCGGGGATAAACATGTAGGCCGGAACCATTGCAGCTGTCTTTTGCGTGAATGTCAGCACTGCGCCACTTCTTTTCACATCCCACTCTGTGAAAGTTGCTTTGCCGCCTTCAATCTTTGTAGCGACCAGTTCGGGGGTTGTTTCCGAAGCGCTTGTTACTGCGATTGAGTAGCTTTTGCTCCCCAATACAAAGGACAAATCTCCGTTGGCGGTAGCCTTGTTGGTGATAGTCAGCGTTACTACCGCTTTTACACCTGTCACTCCCTCCGCAGTAATCACCTCTACCTGTTTGCCGGGGCCGTTGAACTTAACCATTGTGCCAGCATGTATAATATCGCCAGGGTTTAATCCCATTCCGGCAACATCAATCATACCGCCTCCTTGATACAGTTCTCGAACTCTCGACCATACAGGAAAATTACCGCCAAATTCCGACCGGAATTGACCGATAGTGTTGAATGTTCCTAATTGTCTCATCTTTTTTGTCTGTTTTAAAATGTGTTATTTGGTTTTCGGGAGCTTGCCTCTTGATTTCATTAACTCCTTAAAGGCTTCTCTTCGGCTTTTTGCCTGCTCTTCTCCGGTTTCCGCAAACTGATTGATACTCGGGGATGCTCCGTCTCCGAAAATCGCCTTGTATCTTTTCTCGTAGTTGCGTTTAGCACAGTTCACAATGTCCTCCACTTTCATTCCGTCTGTAATTTCCACATCGGAAATGGCAATGCCGAGGATCTCATCGTTGCAGATGTTTTTACCACCATTCTCGATTTGAGATTTCAACTGGCTTTTGGATTCGGCCTTTAACTCGTTGATTGACGCGGCTCTTTTCTCCGCTTCCTTTTCCCCCTTTAGCTGCAAAAGCTCTTCTTCCATTTTTTTCAATTTGGCGGCAAGCGTTCCCTTGTTTGGTTCGTCTTTTGCATCGTCCGGGATTGGTTGAGGTTTGTAGTTTTTCTTGAAATCCTCAACTTGTGTTGCTACATCATGGTTGTACTGTCCCTGTAACCCTTGCAGAAATCTGGTAGCCTTGTTGAAGTAAGTATCGTCAGGTTCACTTCCTTCCTCTAACGGGTTAAGGTCTATGTACTTCATTAATGTCTGTGACGAAAGGCTGGTTTGTCCAAGTCTTGTCGTTAATTCGGATAAGATTTGTTCTTTCTCCATCGTGTTTTATTTAGTTGTGTTATAAAAAAAGAGCCTATCAACGCTTTGTGCGTCAATAAGCTCTTTGGCTTGCATATCTAATATTACTATTATTCCTTCGTCAGTCTAACTCTCATAAATTTACGGCATCTCCTGCATATAATCCTAATGGAAGAACTTCCGCAAACTTCCTCAACGTCCATTATTTTCTGTTTACACACCGGACATATTGCAAAGTTTCCTTTTCTATCAGGTAACTCTTCATCGAGTTGGACGTCAATTTTTATCATATCACATGATTTAATAATGCAAATATATCACCTATTTTCTATAAAAACAACATTATAGACATATTTTTATGGGTAAAATTTAGAAAATAGATGAAAAATCGTATATTTGCACTATATATTACTCATAGAGCTGTGAATCAAGCCGGAGTATGCAAAATCATATTGCATGCGACGGCTTATTTTTTTATGGAATACGACGGAATTGTACATACAAAAAATGGAGAAGGCGTATTTACTTATGCGCACATAGAAAAGCTGCGTGAATATGGAAATCCGCTTAATATAATCGCCCAAAAAGGATGTCAAGAAAAGTTCCTTGCGTCTCCGGCAGATATTACTATATTTGGAGGAAACCGTGGTGGTGGAAAAGCGCTGATATTCAATGAATTAGTGTGTACTCCGTTCGGATTTAGAAAAATCCAAGACATTAAAGCCGGCGACATAATCACTGGTCTTGACGGAGGAATGCAAAGGATTGTTTACAATTCCTATCAGGGATTTAAAGAGTGCGTAAGGCTTAAATTCGTTGACGGTTCTCATGCCGACTGTTGCATAGATCACTTATGGAATATCAAGCAATCTAACCATTGTTCAAAGAAAAGGGCTTTATATAACCTCCCCTTAGAGGATGAATGGCGGGTGTGGACTACTCAAATGATTATAGACCACATGGAAAAGCAGAAGGGAAAGAAGCAGCCGCGCCATTTATCTGTTCCGTTGTGCAAGCCCGTTCGATTCACTAAAGGAAAGTATTTCAAGCCTAAATTCAGTCCGTATCTGATTGGTGCACTCATCGGGGACGGATGTATTGCCGATAGTGTAATCAGTAAGAACTGTTGTTATTTATTTAATCCTGACGAAGAAGTCATTGGCGAGTTCAAGAAATCAGTAGGGTATTCTTCTTGCGAGTTTGAGAAAGGCTGCTACCGCATGCGCATCAACGACAAAGAGCTTATCGCAGAGATTCAGAAATTGAATATAACAGGGCGTGCGGCAGATAAACACGTTCCTGACATGTATTTATATGGGACGCTGGAGGAAAGATGGGCGCTTGTTCAGGGCTTAATGGATACCGACGGAACTATTGATGAAAGAGGGCACCTGTCTTATACTACAATAAGCAAACAGCTTGCGGAAGATGTAAAATTCCTTATCAACAGTTTGGGAGGATTGGCGACAATTGGCAGAGGCACCGCGGGGTATAGAAATAGCAATGGAGAATTTATACAATGTAATGACGCATACACTCTTTATATAAGAATCCCGGATGCCGAAAGGATGTTTCGCGTAAAAAGGAAAAAAGAAAGATGCAAACCTTATAATGGCGGGATAAGCATCAATGCGAGAAGAATTATAGGCTACGAGATGATAGGGAAGAAGGAGTGTTGCTGTATTGCAGTGACCAATCCGGACAGTTTGTTTCTAACAAGGGATTTTATTGTCACCCATAATTCTTGGGCCTTGCTAATGGAGGTCTTGAAAGATATAAATAACCCGAATTTTGCTTCTGTAATCCTGAGAAACGAAAAAGAGGACTTGAGTAATATAGTAAACAAGTCTTATGAGCTTTTCTCTCAATACGGAAAGTACAACCGCTCTATCTCGGACATGACTTGGAACTTCTATAACGGAGGGTTTTTAAAGTTTTCCTATTATGCGGATTCTTACGAAGACTTCGTAAAGCGTTTTCAGGGAAAAGAGTTTGCCTTTATCGGTATAGACGAAATCACTCACTCTGATTACCTGAAGTTCAAATACCTTATTACCAACAACCGTAATGCCTACGGTATAAGAAACCGTTTTTATGGCACATGTAACCCTGACCCGGATAGCTGGGTACGTAAATTCATAGACTGGTGGATTGATGAAAACGGTAACCCTATTCCGGAGCGAGACGGGGTAATACGCTATTGCTTCATGGACGGCGACCGACCGGAAGATATTTACTGGGGGGATTCCGTAGACGAAGTTTATAACCAATGCAGGCATATTATAGATCCGTTACTTACGCCTGGTCTTATCAGTAAGGGTTACGACAAGTCGGCATTCGTGAAGACAGTCACATTCATAAAGGGAAAGCTTGAAGAGAACGTTGCTCTTATATCTTCCGACCCTAATTATTTAGCCAACCTGGCCCAGCAGGACGAAGAATCTCGCGCAAGGGACTTGGAGGGGAACTGGAACTTCAAAGCTGCCGGGGATGATATTGTCAAGATGGAACACATGGAGCGCTTCTTTAAAAATACCGCCCAATACGGAGACGAGAAGCGTAGGGTATCATGCGATATTGCATACGAGGGAGGAGACAACCTTGTCTTGTGGCTGTGGATCGGGAACCATATCGAAGATGTATATGTGAGTAGGGATAATTCCAAGCGGACGGAAGAGTGTGTTGCCTATAAACTTAGAGAGTGGGGCGTGCTGGAAAAGGATTTTGTTTTTGACTTAAACGGTCCCGGTCAGGATTTTAAAGGGAAATTCCCCGATGCGGTCAGGTTTAATAATATGGCTGCTCCAATACCCGCGACAAAAGCGGATGAGAAATCAATCAAGTATGTGTACTCCTCTTTAAAATCACAGTGTGCGGATATTCTTGTAAAAAAGATAAAGAACGAGGAGATATCCATAAATCCCGATTTGTTATCGCGCAAATTTTCCGGAAACGGATATTCCGGAGTAACCCTTTATAATATTCTTATGAAAGAGAGAAAGGCCATTCGGGACGCGGAAACAGACAAAGGGTTTGCCTTAATTAAAAAGGAGACTATGAAAAAATACGTAGGGCACTCTCCTGACTTTATAGAAGCGATGATTTACAGACAAATTTTTGATATAAAAAAACATAACACAAAACCAAAAGGATTATGGAGATTATAAACACACGCCAGATTATGGTACGTCGTCCGTTCCGGAGGATATTGCCAAATGGCTATAAAGCCGCTGCCGGGGTTATTTCAGGAAACACCCTCATCAATGAACCGTCTGATAATCCTACGTATCAGATAATAACTCAAATGGACTTCATGCGTGAGTTTGAGCCTTCGGGACATGCGATTAATGACCCGCTGGTATATCCTGACAGGTTAAGGCAGGACCCGGAGACGAAGCAATGGTTCAGGGAGTATGTTATCAGATGCGCTTTTGCTTTTCAAAGAATAATAACGGTCAAGCATCTTGTCCATCTTTGCGGGAATGATATTCAGTTTGAAATGGAAGGCGATACCGAGAATGAAAAAGTGAAAGAAACCTTCTTTAAATTTAGAACGGGATGGGCCGTAAAAGACATGGAAATCGCATGGTATGAGGCCGCTAAGTCTGTAAAGATAACCGGAGATACGGCATTTGTAGGATACCTTAGAAAAGGAAAATTCTATTGGAAAGTCCTTTCTTTTGAAAAAGGTGATGTATTGTATCCTCATTTTGATAATGTTACAGGAGAGCTATCCTTGTTTGCCCGTTCTTATTCCGATTACGACAGCAGCGGGAATATTGTGACCGACTGGCTGGAGGTGTGGGATGAAAAGTATCTCCGTCGCTTTAAAAAAGGGAGAAAGGGATACAGCAAAATCAAACAAGTAATAAAAAACTTATTTGGATTGGACGGTTATGAACTCGTCTCTCAGCAAGAGCATGGGTTTACGTTTATTCCTGTGGCTTACCATAGATGCGATGCCGGAGCTTGTTGGTCTCCCTCGCAAGACAGTATAGAGCAATACGAACTCGCTTTCTCCCAGCTATCTCAAAACAATACAGCCTATGCGTTCCCGATTATGTATTTCAAGGGAGAAAATATAAATATAGATGGAGGTGTTGACGGAACTGTAAAATGTATCACAATGGGGCCGGACGATGAAGCCGGATACCTTAATAAACAGGATGTATCTACGGCTTTCGAAAAGCAGCTCGATACTCTTTACAAGCTGATATATGAACAGTCGTTTGCTGTAATTCCTCCGGAGGTAAGAAGCGGCGATCTTCCGGGTGTGGCTATAAAGCTGCTTTATTCACCGGCGTTTGAGAATGCGATGAAGGATGCGCAAGAATATAACCGCCTCGTGGACGACATGGTGAAGATTTTCACCTATGGATACGGAGTGGAAACGGAAAATCTTATAGACCTGCAAAACTTGAGTGTATATGCTTGGATAAAACCCTATATCCATTTGAATGAATCGGAGCTTGTGCAGAATCTTGCCACTTGTGTGCAAAACGGATTTTTATCACGTCAAACCGCAAATGAGCAGATTCAAATGTATAGCAATCCCCGCGACTGGGATAGGATAATGAGAGAGAAAAAGGAAGAGCAGCAGGCTGATATCCTTTATCAACTCAAAACCACGCAACCTACTTCCGAGGAAGAGGAACCCGAACACAACCCGGCTGGAGACGATAAACAATGAAACAACCTACGCAACAACAGATACAGGAAGCCAAAGATTTTATAAGGCAGCGGCTAAAGGCTGAATTATCCATGCAGAAGCATTTGGATGATCTTCTCTTGCAAGCCGCAAGCGAGATCGTGGATATATCTTTGAAGTATAAGATAAAACCGTCCATGTTCCGCTTTTCCGCAAATGAAAAACTCGAAAGGGAGGTAGGTGTTGTTATCGGAAAGTTGCGAGAGATGATTTACGACTATACCGAAACACTTTCCGTTTATGACAGGAAAGAAGAGAGGGAGGCTATCATTGCTTTTATAAACAGGGAAGATCATGGAAAGACGCTTTCGGAGCGTATTGATATCTACTGCAACCGCTTTAAGTATGAGATAGAGGCTGCTGTCGCCGCCGGGCTTATTGCCGGGATAAGCCGAAACAAAATAAAGGACAGCATAAGGAAGAACCTTAAATCTCCATATGATAGCTCCTATTTCAAAAAGGCCGTAGAATCCGGGGGATCTGCAGCAACCCGCATTAATACAAATGGAATAAGTTATGGAGTAGGAAAGTCCAACTCTTCCTATAACTCACTGAATACCCTTACCCGGTATGCTATCGGTTCCGCATGGATGTGGTTTAATGGAGTTCAGAAACAAAAAGAAGGAGCTATCGGTTTTTATTCATATAGAGGGAGCAGCTACCCATGCTCTTATTGTGATAGTATGGTCGGGTATCATCCTATATCCGACTATCAGAGCCAGTGGCATATAAGGTGCTGTTGTTATTTTGTATTTGTATAATTAAAAGTTACAATAATATGTTGAGAGGTAAAGAGGAAAAAATCACATTCAGCAAAGGACTTGGGACCGAATGTAGGAAACTGGGAATCAGCGCAAAAGAAAAGGCTTTTGCAGACCTTTTAGCGCTGGGATGGAAAGATAAAGACGCTTATCTCATCTCCGGCCTTTATAACCCTGTGTATAATTTAGAGATGAATAAGAAGAATATGAATGCCCTCCTTTCCCAGGATAAGGACTTCATGGATTATCTCACCTTTATAAACAAGCGTGTCAATCGTAGACAGAAAGAGAGCGAGAAAGAGGAAGAGTTTTTGGTTGAAGGTGTTAGTGATGAAGATATTGCATCTGAACTTTCAAAGGAAAACCAGCTTCGTAAGCTTATCGCCGCCCGTAAAAAGTACGATGGCAAAGAGGGATGCAAAGAATGGATAGACCTCACTAAAATGATTGCAGACATCACGCAGATTAAGAAAGACGAGATAAAAGAAGAAGATACTACCACTCATTTTTATCTTCCAATTTCATGCAATAATTGCTCCTTGTACCTTGCCGCTAAAAAGAAAGTCGGGAAATGACACCCGGCTACTTCTTCCTTATACATAGGTTTGTGTTCAGTTTTTGTCTTTATCAGACGCTTCCTCCATCTCCTTTTTCATCTCATACATCTGCCTTTCCTCCTCAATAATCTTGGCGTCCTCCCCGTCAGAAATCGGCTTGGCGTCCGCGCGGTCAAGGGCATCCCCGACTGCCTTTAGCACATCCACCTGCAACTTCGCGTCAATACAATTCCCCACATACTGGGTGTTTCGCAGCATTAGCATAGGCAGATTATCAACCCTGTCTTCTATCGGAACGCTATCCAATAGTACAAACATTATGCTTCCCGCGCTGTATTCAATGGAGAAATCACCACATACCGTTGATGCCTTGATAAAAGGAACGCCGTCTTTCTTATACTTGAGAATAGTTATATTCCCGACTTGTGTCTTTCCGAAATCCATAATCTTTTTGTGTTATATTTATTATTGCAAATCTATTCTTCAACAAAATCATCACTCAGGAAATCATCATCCGAATATTCCCAGCCCTCAAAAAGGTTTGTTTTCGCTTCTTCGGCAATGTTGGGTACATGTCTCATAAAATTGTTCGCGATGTCCTCGTTCCCGCACCACAGATTATAAGAGTTGTTGTATCCCTTTTCCCTCACGTATCCGAGAGAAAGCATGTCGATGCCCAGCTTTCTTTGCGACATAGGGACAATCCCGTTCTTCTTGCAGAATCGTTCATAGTTCTTGTATATCTCCGATGATGTGAAATTGATAACGCCGCTTCCTTCAAATTCTTCGGGCTGGCACTCCTTGTATTTGAGGTATTCCGATATGCTTCCGTCCACAAGCTTGCCGTCCCGTCCTATGACCGTAGAGCGTATCCTCTCCAGCTTCATGTCTATCTTTCCTCCGAGATTCTCCGGCATCCTCCAGTTGTTTTTCTTTAGCTCGCAAAGACCTTTGACTATCCAAGCCATTATGCCGGCATGTTCCGATTTGAGCCTTTCCGCGAGCATGGTATCCCTTTTCTCTACGGGGATAGTCTTGTCGAAATTAAGCACGAGCGCCCGTCTCTGCATACTCTCATCATCCGGGTCCTCCCGGTTAAGAAAGTCCTTTGGCTGCCAACGGTAGTTAGAGTTACACAGCATGATAGGCGGTCTTTGCATCATCGTTATATTGCCGCCTATTCCCCGGCAGGCAATAGGTTCCCCGCTGGAGATAGCCTTTATGATGCTCATATCCTTAAAATCACCCCGGTTGCTCTCCGTACAGTACATAAGCCTCTTCCCGGACATGGAATACGCAGCACGAAGCTGTTCATCACCTCTGCTGGCAAACTGGCTCATCTTGATATTAAGTATCTCGTCCTCTCCGAACATGTCCTTAAGCACCCGGTAGATAACACTCTTCCCGTTTGCTCCCGTACCTTGCAATATCAGGAAATACTCAAAGCTTATATTACGTCTGTTGACAAGACAGGCCCCAAGAAACATCTGTAATATTCTCCGCTTGTGCTTTTCAGGAAGAACACCGTCCATATCGTCCGTAGGCATCCAGTTCTCTCCGAGGAAACTTCTCCATATAGGACAGTTGAATATCTCCTTGCGGTCATACTTGAACGGGTACATCTTCACACAATCAAAGCGAGGAGAGTGGGGATAGATCTTTAACCGGTTCATGTCAACGACGCAGTTAGTGAAGCACATAATACTAAGGTCAGGACGAAGCTCATGATCCCGGATAACATTGATTATGCGGTTCATATAGGCATACATGGCCTTATTGGTACGGTCACGAGCTGCAACACCCATCTTCTCAAGCCACCTGTCTACGGCATCATACAGGACATTGTAATCCATGAACTCATAAATCTTACCTGTAAAAACATACAAGGAGCTATAATGAGAGGTGTTATCCCTCGTCAAGACACCATAACCCTCCCTGAATAACTCCTCAAGACGTCTGCCGTATCTGTCTGTGCGCTCAGGATTGCTTGTAACCAAAGATATATCCCTGAACGTAGCCGCATATTCATCGCAATGTTCGGATAATAATCCAAGTACGTAATCCTTTAAATCCTTCCTATCCATATTTATTATATAACGTTTTTATAAGCATACCATAAAGAACATAACGGAACTGGGATTAGGTCTCATTCTTAAAAATAACATCTTCTCTTCTCTCTTTTGAGGGTTAAAAATATATATATATGTTCTTTATCATCATTATGCAAATATACAACTAATTGATAATAAAACAAGTAATTTTCTAAAAAAATAGGGGTAAAATTTAGAAAATAGATGATTTTTTAGAGAATAACGGGAGTTATTGAAAAAATACGGCTTTTTTGAAGCGTAAAACATTCTTACAAATGTGGGAAATTGGACGAAAAATGGGGGAAAATAAAAATTTTTAGGGGTGGTGATTACATCCGATATTCTTACATATAATAGGGGTGGGGTGGGGTGCTTTCTACGTGGGTATGCATGGTGTGTTATTGATTATCAATATGTTATAGTTTATATTATTGCTATAATATAAAGTTGTAATATCATTACAAAAGAGGATAATTTCCCGAATATCACAAAAGCTCCAAAATGGACGTAATTCATTGATTGTCAACCAAATACCACAATATCATTAATCTACAACTACAACATAACCATATAATCACCTATTAATCAATCAGTTATGCATATATTTCAAATCTCCCTATACCCCCGTATCCCTGTTATAAATAATATCTATAAATTAATTATCAGCAATAGATAAAATCTATTATAAGGCTATGCTTGTTGATCCAGTTATTATATACTTATACGTTCGTATGCTATAATGTCCCTATATACCCTATTATTTAGTATTATATACTTACATTTGTATATGTGTATTATTATGTTTGTATATTGCTGTAAATCAGTGTATTATAACGTTATATTTAATGCTATAAAACATACTTATTTTATTGAAATATTTTGCTATTTTCTTTGCTGTTTCAAATATAATTCGTATATTTGTAATGTAAGAAAGAGGTAAACATAAAGCCTTTAATCTTACAAGCGTTGTTTATATGATGAGATATAAAAGAACCTGCTAACACTGGGAATGCTAACAGGTTCAAAGAAGGGAATAACTTAGATAAGTACCCCCCCCCAACAGGAAAGGCAAAGGTACTTATCTTGGTTTAAACTTCCAAATTATCCGCTTATAAAATTTAGACGCTGTAATAAAGTTGAATTATAAACATTTAAATATTACAGTTATGAAGACATTAGAAAGTATCTTTTCAGAGATTAAAGAAGCTGGTGTAATCACTAAGAGACAAATACAGTTGCTGAAAAGCCGTTCCAACAGACAACAAAAGGATGTTATAGATTACGCTTGGTTAGAAAGTATCGGAGATGGTTACGGTATTCCGTTGACGGAGGAACAAGGCATACAGGGGTTGAACTGGTTAAAGAAGTTCATCAAGAAGAACGGAGAAAGTAACGTTCTTGGATATAGAGAGCTTAATATAATTAATAGTGCTTCTCCTTGTGATTTTGTTTTTAAAGGGTTTTACGATGCCGGTAACGGCTGGGTTAGAATTTTTCTCCCTATCTACCAGCTTAACGGAATGGAATATATTCCCATGAAAGAACCTTATATCATATGATTAATATGTTCTGCGTTATGTTGTTGTTATTCGGTGTCGTGATGTTTATCAGCGGTACCGACATCGAGAGATTAAGAAATTATAAAGATGAATCAGATAAATTTTAAGGTTATGAAAACAAAACACACTTTTCAAATAGAATCAACCGTAATAGATTCCACAGTTTCAGAAGTTGAGAAAGTAGTACCAATCTGGGCAAAGAATAAAGGTAAGAACCTAACTGTACTAATTTACACGGATAACAATTGGCAATTATACAAGGTTTTCACAGCTTAATAGATGCAATTATCCCGGTACCGTGTGGACTGGCGGAGGACACCGCCGCCGGGAGCTATTTGCTAACTTAAAACAAAAAGATTATGAAAAAGAATTATTTCATTCAGATTAACGAGAAAGGACGTAGTATAATGCTTCAACCGTGTAACGCATTCGAGGCTATAAGGTTGCTAAACTTCTATAGAGGTGGAATGAATCTGTTAAAATATACGCAAGAAGTTACAAGTGTAGAACTGTATAAGATTGGTGAACCATTGCCGAAACGAATTTTAATATAGGAGGAATGATATGTATTTAGGTTTTATTCTTTGGGCAATTATTCTGGTTGTAATATTGTGGAATATCAGCCCGGTGCTGGTTATTACGTCGACTTTGATAGGCGTTGTGCTTGCTATAGGGAAAACAAAAGATGACAAAAGCGTAAAATGATATGGAGACTTTAAAAAAGGTTTTTTTGAAAAAATACCCTCAGTACGGAAAGGTGTTGCGAGTGTATGAAGAGGTTAACGAAACGGAGTGCACATTTGAAAGTATAACAAAACCGAGATTGTATAACTTTGTCCAGGCTCTTAATGAAAGACTGGCAACAAATAGTGCCAAGACTTATTGTGCCATGCTTAAATCAGTCCTAAACTTGTATAATGATGTATATTCCTTCCCGAAAGGTTTTGAAGCTATATTAACCCTGAAGAAGGATGCCACGCAAAGTACATGGTTAACGGATGAAGAAATTAAAAAACTACTCTCATACGATCCGGTTAATGATACAGAACGGATAGTGAAAAACTGTTTTCTTCTCGGTTGCCTGACAGGTGCAAGACATTCGGACTACGTATGTTTTACAGAGGACAATATAATAGACGGACGACTGGTTTATATTTCCCAAAAAACGAAAACGAAAGCGGAAATTCCGGCGGCTCCGGCTGTGTTACGGATATTAGAGGAAAACAAAAGATACGACATTAGCCAACGTAAGCTGTCTGATGTGACATTTAATGATACGATAAGGAGTATATGCCGGAAGTGTGGAATAAACCAACGAATAAAACTGTATCAGGCGGGCGAATATGCAACCGGGGAAAAGTGGGAGTTTATTTCCTCGCATTCAGCGCGGAAGTCTTGCGCAACAAACTTATATCTAAGGGGAGCGGATCTGTATTCTATCAGCCGGATGTTAGGACACTCCAGTGTAACCATGACAGAAACGTATATTTGTTGCGGGCTGCGTGAATTGTCAGATAAGATAATGGGATATTTCAACGGGTTTAAATAATATGCTTTAAAACATACTGTATAAGATGAATTAAAGAGAGATAAACGGTATTTTTGCAAACAATTTTAAAAAAAAAGGTTATGAAAACTTACGATGTACACTTCAACGACGCTAACGACTCTAATAGCAAAGGTTTTAATGAATCATTTGAGTACTGCAAAAATTATATAGAAACCTATAACGGTACCAATGAATCCTATTTCGAGGACTACAAGGGAGGAATCGTATCAATCGTGTGTAATGAAACCGGAGAAGAGGTTTATTCGGAGGATATAAGATAGAATGGAGCAAGAAAGTAGATACGCATACGACGAGGAAAGCGTAAAACATATTGTGCACTGGGTTTTAACGGCCCAGCTGCCTACTCAAATAGAGCTGAGCGAATCGGAGAGTATATTTGATGTTAAGAAGTACATACAGGCGAACATAAACGACATAAACCAACATTTTCCGGACCCTTTTTACAATCCGGCAATTGACAGGTTGTACAGGTTGAAGGAATTTATGGATAACTCGCAATCCTGAAACGAACATATACACACAGCCCGGCGAACGATTTTGCATCTTTATAAGACCTCTTCCGCCGGGCTATTGAA